TAAGCACAGTTTTCTGGAGTCAGGTTACAGCGGAGTGCTGAGCCGATGGTATCCTTAATCATTCCCATCGCAAACTTCCAGAATTCCTGAGCGCCTGGATCTTCGCAGTCAAGAACAAGATCAGGAGCGAAACGCCCCCAGATCTTGACTATCTTAGTGTCTTCTTTCATAGTCCTGAATTTCCTTCATGTTCAGGTGATACTTAACCCAATCAGGCGGATCACAAGCGTCGTCGGTCGAGATGATGAAGATCTTCTTGGCCCACTTGGACTTCGGACGATCCCAATAGAAACCGTTGTCAGTGAAGAAGATAATGCCACCATAGTTGAGGCGTTCCTCTTCCAACTTGTCAAGGACGCACTGCGGGTTAGTGCAGCCACGGCCGACGAGCTCGAAGTTTCTTTCCTTTCTCTTAAGGTCAGTGATTTCTCCACAGACACCGTCCCAGAAGCAGTAAGAAACCTTAGCGTGCTTGATGAACTTGTTTACGAAAGCCTCGCCCAAAGCGACGTTTTCATCGCTCATAGAACCAGAGCAGTCAATGGCGAAGAGCACGGAACTCTTCATCTTGTGGCGCCAGCCAGGACGAGTAAATCCGCAACGGCGGTTAACCTTTGTTCTGGTGTCTTCCATCTCTTCGGACTGAATTTCCTGTTTGAAATGACGGACCACAACAGTCGGGTCAAACTTTGGAGCATTTGCTTCCATGATCATCTGCTTGAGAGCACCGCTCATGTTGCCCCAACGAGAAGCGTCAGATGCGATGTGTTCGGTGATTTCCTGGATCTTTTCATCCACGGAGTCATTCTCACCCCACTTTTCCGACATCTTCTGGGCGTGCTGTTCAGAAGTATCAAAGTACTCGTCAAGAGCGGAGGCAGCGTCACCTTGACCTTTGCCCTTAGCGTCCTGTCCACGCATATCCGGCTTATTACGTTCAAACTGGTCAAGCTGGTTCATCAACTTCTGAATCTGGTCGGCAGTCAAGTCTCCAGAGCCTTGGCCCTGTCCCTGACCATCGCCTTGTCCTTCAGAGCCATCGCCCTGAGAAGAATCAGGCTGGCCTTGACCTTGTCCGCCACCTCTTTGAGTTTGACCATTCTTGCCAGAACCGTTGCCGCCCTTTCCAGGGCCTTGCTGGCCTTGTCCCATTCCTTCACCAGAGTTCTGACCATCGCCTTCGCCCTGCTGACCTTGACCCTGACCACCTTGTCCTTGATCTTGGCCTTGACCTTCGCCATTTTGGCCCTGCTGGCCTTGACCATTCTGTCCATTCTGACCCTGGTTTTGACCATTCTGACCATTCTGATTCTGGCCGTTCATATTCTGATTATCAGGATCCTGTCCATCAGCGCCTTGGCCGTCGCCATGTTGTCCATTTTGATTTTGTCCATTCTGGCCTTGGCCGTTCTGATTTTGACCCTGCTGACCATTTTGATTTTGACCGTTCTGGCCCTGCTGGCCGTTCTGACCCTGCTGTTGCTTCTGCTGTTGCTGCTTCTGCTGGCGGGCCTGCTGCATCGCCTCCTTGATCTTTTGCTCGATCCTCTGCTTTTCCTGTTGCATCTGGTCGGCGTAAGTTCGCATCAAGTGCGAGAAAATCTTTTCGTGAACCCAGTCTTCGGACTTCTTGAAGCCAGTCTTGTCAAGAATTGGCTTGACTTGTTGATAAGTCGGGAAGGTAGGCACAACTTTCTTAACTTCATCACGCCACTTGGAGAGCACGTGCTGATCTTCAAAGCAGATCAAGTTGGAGCTCAACAGGTTGACGCCGAACGGCTGATGCAAACGAGTTGTTACGTGATGAAGAGCAATTCTTAAAGATTCACCATAGAACGCCTGAGCGAGCTCGGACGGGTCTGTAAGGCGGTTCACCCAAAACGGGTTATATTCAAGATGAGCAATACGGCCAGTGTTCTTGGTGCAAAGACGGACCTGAACCTGCGGGTCGTCAACCGGCTTCAATTCAAGCAGGCCAAAATAAGACATAATTGCGGGTTCGGCAGACAAAATCTTCAATGCTTCAGTGATCATATTTTCTGCCTTGATTTTGGCGTCACTGTAAGCGGCTGCGTGGTCTTTGCGAAACTGTTCAATATCCATTAGAGTACCTCAATTTTACGATATAAAAATAACAAATTTCCGGCCGTCCGTCAATAGAAAAATTAAGAAAAAATGGGAATTATTACACTTTTTTCACGAAGTCGTCTGAGATTCCCATAAAACAGAAAACCCCCGGTGTTGCCCGGGGGTTTGGTTCACTTTTCGGAGGTTTAAATGTCCATGTCAGCAAGATCGCCGAGGTATTCGGTGAGTTCCGGGCTAGCTGCCTGAACCATGCCGACCCAACCAGTTTCCTTGCTCTTACGCCATTTGTCAAACTGGGTAGTAGCGATCTGGACTGCTTCTTCCGGCTTGATGGTCCTCATGAAGAGGTTCAAGTTCTTGGCAATCTTCTTGCCATACGGAGTGACAGTCTTTCCCTGATGCATCTGGTCTTCGTTGTTCATGATGAACATCACCATGCTTTCACCGAAGCGAACAGTATCCACGACGGATTCAGCCAGAGCTTCAATGTCCTTCTTGAACTTCTTGAAGTCGTCAGCGAGGAGGACGGCGTCAGGAGTAATACCGCTACGGTACTGCTTCCAGAACTGAACGAAGTTAGAAGCGATAGTCGGTCCAAGCCAACCAGTTGCGAGGTTTTCAAGGCGAGCGTAGCCTTCTTCGCCACGGTACCAAGCATCGCCACCGTGACGGTCCATTGCATACTTCATGTCGCCGCTGAGGCGGAACCAAGAACGACGGGAAGTCTGTGCGGGGTTCTTCTTACCAGAGGCGCCAGTCTTCTTCTGTTCAACCTTGGCATTCTTTCCTGCAGAGTAGCAGTCCATGTCGCCCTTGTTACGGGAACAGTATTCAATGATGACCTGGAGCACGCCAGCCTTACGCCAGTAGTCAAGTGCTTCTTCAGGATCGGGTGTAAATTCAATATGCCAGTAACGGTCGTTTTCAGCGTCGTCAAATTCTTCAACGTCGTAGTTACCGTCGTCGCCCGGGTTACAGGCGCAGACAACGCGAGAGCCCTTCGGGAGCTCAAAGTTCAAAAGCTTGTGGTCGTTACCGATCTGCATCATAGCACGCTTGATAGGCGGAGCGGCACGGTTGATTTCGTCCAAGAACAGGCAGAACGGCTGTCCGTCCTTCGGGAACCAGTAAGGGGTAATCCAAGCTGATTCTTTGTGAACGACGCCAAATTCGTCAGTCACGTCAATGATCTGCATCAAGCCAATCAAGTCACCAACGTCAGACAGCTGGGATCCCTGAAGTTCAATGCACTTCATGTTCCATCCGTTCGGATCGGCACAGATCTGACGGATCATTTCGGTCTTACCCGTTCCGTGCTGACCACGGATCATCGGGGTGTGCTCGGGCATCATATCGAGCAAAAGTTCTTTGGTATGCGCAAAGTTAGGCATAAGTAACTCCTGTAAAAGTGTTTAACCAATTCAATTTCAACGTAGTAATAATAACAATTTTTGAAGCAACTGTCAATAGGTTTTATTCAGATATATTACACAATTGCGAAAATCGTCTGAGATTTCATTTACTTGTATTGCAGCATTTCGTGAATTAGGACCTTTGATTTTTCAAATTTGTCTAAGCTTTTCCGATACATTTCAGTAATTGACTGGTACTTCTGGCGCTCAGCCTTGATTCCCTCAACAGCCTTGTCCCAGTCCTGTAAGTCAAACCACTTCCATTCATTTCCGAATCCTGGCTCAAACATTCTGGCTAACTGCGAGTCATCCTTACTGTGTCCGAAGTAGCTCACTGTCATCATTCCGAAATTGCCATAGGCGTCAACCGCAAAAGCTCTTCCAGCGGCATACGTCTGATTAATGTTCATTCCGAGACGATTTATACGGACTTCGTCAAATGACGCAAGCAGTGGGTCGTCTGAACGTTTGACCCCATAATAGAAGGCCAAGCTTCCCTTTTGGTTCGGACGCTTTTTCAACAGCGACTGCATTGACTCTGGCCATTCGCCCCAATGGTACCACTTGTCTTCGGGTATCATGAAGTCTGGATCATCACGCAGCACTGCCATAATGTCAGCAGTCATTTTCAAACTTGTCAACCACGACATTGCTTCCTCCACAGAGTCAACTTCAACAATCTCTTCATCCATTAGTCTTCCTTTCTAACCTGCCAGTAAGTGAGGCGATAAACTCGGTCACCCCAACCACGAGAGACAAAGGAACAGTCGGGGTCCTTCTTGATCTGCTCTTCCTTCGCATCGCGGAGTTCAACAGTCGGGAAGGTCTCAGTCTTAAAGTCCCAATGACGAGTGTCGTTAGGATCGCTGACAACGTAGTTCACCTTCTTAAACGCCGGAGCCTTCGGGGCAGCTGCCCTTGCTTGAGGAACCTTTGCAGCGGCAGCCTTCTTCGGCGCCTTGATAGTGATTTGGGTCACCCCGTCTTTCGTCTTCACGAGCGTGCCCATTTCAATCATTTTCTTGAAATTCTGCACCACGACTTTCCACTGCTTTTCAACGCCGCGGGAGTAGTCGCGAATGACGTGATACCATTCATTGGTAGAGCGAACATTGTCCTTTTCTTCAGGCGGGAGGTGCAGCGAACAGGCGGTAGTGCATTTGTAATTCATATTCAGTTCCTTTTTGTTTACGTAGATAATATAACAATTTTTAGGACCCTTGGCAACCCCAAATTACACAAAAATTTGTGATTTATTACACTTTTTGAACGAAGTCGTCTGAGATTCCCACGAAATATCTTTCTACGGTATTACACCTGCCACTCGTCTCCACAGTGTAATATGTCTAATTTCTTACTATCTCTAGTCTGAATTTTATGCTCTGCCAAGCGGTTGTCAATCAAAGTCTTCAAATTCTCCAATCCGCTGAAAGCGTTGCATTCTCTTCCATCTTTGCCAAAAATCTTGTCAAATTCATCCAATACCTGAACGTATCCCTGAAGATCCCAGTTTGTGTTATATTCGTGCTGGAAGATATTCTCGTTGTTGACCATCCAGCGGAAGATAGGATTAGAGCTTCCAGGGATCAGGACTACGAACGGCTTTACCCATTCGTGAATCCAGTTCTTCAGCTGATAGCAGAAAACGCCATCTTCTCTGAAGAACCAACCATAGCTATCGCATAGCTGTTTTAGTTCATTGCGAGTCATATTACAAAATCTTTACTCTTGCTAGACGTGCAGGAATTACTTTCTTCAAATTGCATTCATCGCAGCATTCTCCCTTTTCAACAAGAGGCTGCGGGTTGTTCGGCCACTCTCCAAAGATCTTCTGTCCACAGAGGCAGCAGGTGAAACTTTCAGGTTCTTTCATTGCCATAGGATTAGTCCTCCATTTTCAATGCTTCACGAAGTTCTTTACGTTTGATGATCTTACGATACTTGCGCCAAAGCTTATCAGAATGATGACGGAAATTGACGTGCTCTATATTGAAAAGCCAATGATGAGCAGCCACCTTCTTAAAGATACTACCAGCCATGTTTAGTCCTCAACAATCTGTTCTTGTGCTTTTTCCAAATTCTCTTCGGCTCTCGCTAATTCAATAGCTGCTTCCTGTTTCTGGACAGACAAAATCTCATCGCTATCGTGTCTGTCAATATACTTAAGCATTCTGCCCAGTTCAGCGAAGTCTCCAAGCTGTAACGGTTCAGGCATACATTCTCCTTACTTCAAGACATTGAAGCGATCATCTTCCAAGTGGCCGATAATGCTGTTCATAATCTGTTCATGGCAGTATTCGTCGCCCCCATAGATGGTCGTGTAATACTGATCTTTACCCTTGCAGTCATCAAGCGACTTGATTCCATTCTGAATACCACGCAGCGCAGTGATACGGAAGAAGTTTTCATCTTGGCCAATAACAATGGTATAGTGCCTGTTGTTGCGGCCATAGTACATATAGAAGACTACCGCTTTGTCAGTATTGTAAGTGCCGGTTCTATTGAAATTATCCCCATAGCAGGCATAGCGACGAAGACCTTCATTGGCCTTTTCAATGTTGCGAGCGAGGAGTTCAAAATTGTAAGTCTTCATGTTCAATTCCTTTTGTTTACGTAGTAAAAATAACAACTTTTGGCCTTTCCGTCAATAGATTTTTGTGATTTTTCCTAAAAATTCCTAAAAATTTACAGAGTGCCCAAATTTCATCAAAATACGTCATTTCTGTAATTTTTATAGAATTGTCAATTTTTGACAAAAATTTCAGAAATTTTGACTTTTATTACAGTAGAAGATGTGGCGCCGCGAGACTTTCGCGAAATTCTTCCGTTAGGACTAACATACTCTTTGCATAGGACATGCTAATAAGAATAGCAATGGGCAAGACAGAAAGTTCAAGAATAGTATGTGGGTCAATAGAATGTTCAAGACCAGCAATAGGTAAGACAGAAAGTTCAATGAAGCGGCACCCGCAAGTCATTCTTTCTATTATAGCACCCTATTTCAATATAGGGCTAGAAGGAGATTAGGACTCTTTAGGATAAGGAGCAAATATAGTAAAATGAATGAACTATGTTGACAACTTGTTCACAAATAGTTCAATAATGTACTAAAGATGTTGATAGGATTTTTTGACGTTTTTGAGGGTTTGGATAAATAAAAAACGAAAAAGGAGAATAGACAATATGCAAATTATGACAAGGGGTGGATGGAAGGATTTCTCTGGTATTATGGAGAAATGGGCAGATAATTGCTATTCTATTATATTGGAAAGTATATTAGATGGCAATAAAAGGGAATTGAAAGGAAGCGATGATCATCGTATAGCTGTAGTAGAAAAAGGAAAGGAAAAGTGGAAAAGGCTAGATGAAATAGTTATAGGGGAAGTTGTTGAAACGAACGAGGGGAATGAACCGTGGAAAATTGTTGAAATTACGAAATTAGATGGGATGTTCGTCTATTCGCCCGTAGACGTAGTTGGAGGCAGTTATTTAAGTGAGGGTATAGATAACCATAACTGTTCGTTCTTGGGTTCTTCTGAGACGTTGATATCTGGTGAGTGCTTGGACAAGTTGGTAAGTAAGGAGCCTATAGAGTATAAGTATGGGTATGACATGCTTATATATGAATTGCCAGTAAAAGGTGCTTTGTATGTTATGGGCGTGGACTCGGCGATGGGTAACGGTGGTGACTATTCTGCAATACAAGTTGTGAAAGTAGAGGGCAAGCATAGATTTAGACAGGTTGCTCAATATAGAAGAAATACGATTAACGCAGATGACTTTGCTGAGGTAGTCAATGACATTTCGAGAATGTATAATGATGCCCAATACATTATTGAAAACAATGGCGTGGGCGCATCGGTGGCAGAGACTTTGTTCTACGAGATTGGTAATGACTGTATGATTTCGACAGATAAGCACGGGGACTTGGGAACGAAGGCGACGAAGGAAACGAAACTGGATGCGTGCAGAATGTTGAAGAAGGCGATGGAAAAGGGGCACTTGGAGGTAGTAGATACTGATACTATTGATGAACTGTCAAGATTCGAGAAGGTGGCGCCGGACGTCTTCCGTGGTGCATCGGGAAAGCATGATGACTTGGTGTCTGCACTCTACTGGGCTATCTATGCATTGTCGCAGCCAGAGGTGGACTTGGAGACATTGAAGGCTGCGGATAGATCGGCTATGATGCAGAAGGATAGTGATGACTTGCCGCCACCAATGTACATGGACAATGGTATGGGAATGGACATACAGCTAGGAATGGACTTCTGGCGTGGACTTAACTAGGGACTAACTGTTGGATAAATAGAAAAAGGAGTTTTCTATATGAACGAAAAGATGAAGTTAGGCGCCGCTTTGCAGATGCTTGAAGAAGCTGGCGCTAATGTAAAATTTGAGAAACATATCATCAAGGAAGGCGATAAGTACATGGATGCGATGGACGCTGAACTGGACAACATTCAGGGTCAGAACGCTATGAACGAGTTCTTTGACTCGCTATTGACTGTCGTTGCAGAAGTATTTGGCGACATGCCAGATAAAGTCAAACATCCCGAAGGAGAAGACTATTGTGCAGCAGAGCTTGACCTTGGAGATGGCGTTAAGTTGACTATGAAGCAAGTCGCTCTTGATGAAGTTCAGCTTGGCATAGAGAAGAATGGCGAGTTCGTTCCACCAAGATGGTACTTACACCCAGGCGATGAAGACCAGTATTCAGAGTGCTTTGAAGACTTGAAGAAAGCATTAGCGAAGGCAACTAAGCCGTCACTCGTGCAGCGCATCAAAAGAGCTTGGAGAAAGGACGAATCAGTTGATGAGTCTTGCAAGCCTATTGACGATCACGGACTTGGTGGCGCTGTGAGTAAAAAGTTCAAAGATAAAGAATGGGTGACCGAGATTTCGTATCCCTTTCGTGGATTTCGTGAAGACCACTCAGCAGTCTTGATTCATACTACTACTGATGATGAAGCGCAAGCAAGAAAGTATGAAGGCGACGTCTGGTCAGTAATGACCGATCTTTATGGCGAAGGCAACGTAAGCACAAGAATCAGACAAGAATACGAATTTGAAGAAGACAAGTATGAAGACTTGGCTGAGGACTATCGAGACAAGTGGGTCGTCGTAGTCCAGAAAGAATTCAATGACGACGGAGAAGACTAATGAAGGACTTGCAGCTCACACAGAACTTCAAGCTGTCTGAATTTTGTCCGTCGCTCGAAGTCAATGATTATCAAGTTCAGCTCTTGCAGTACTTGGCATTTCAGTTGCAGATCGTCCGTGACTATCTTCAACAGTTCGGTGTCAGTGGAAAGACTGTAACGATAGGCATTTCGTCCGGCGTCAGAACTCAAGCTGATTATGACAGACTGAAGAAGAAAGGCTACAATCCAAGCAAGACATCAGACCACTTCTGTGGTCTTCAACTGGATGGCAAGCCTACTTTAGGAGCTGCTGACATTTACGTTCGTAACTGTAAGTTGAACTATCACGACATTGCAGCCAAGATCATTGAATGGGACAAGCAAGGATTTTGCAGTTTCGGTCAGGTTATCTACGAGAAGAACCCAGCTACTGGTGCAGAATGGATTCATCTTGGAAATGACCCCGACAAGATCTTCTCTGAAAGGATAAATATAACAAGAAAACCATATCTTATGTCGTTGGATAACGGCAAGACATATAAGGAGTTTAAGTAATGGAAATGAAACTTAATGAGGCTCTTGAAAAGCTTCAGTCAGCAGGTGCATTGGTTGAGTCAGTGCAGAAGATAAACACATCAGAAATTGATTCGTTCATTCGTGGAGCAAATCAGCTTAAAGCTATGTGGCTTGCTCAAGGAGAAAAGTTCACTGCTGCTCTTGACGAAGCTGGTATAAGCGACTACAAAGCAGCTCTTGAGATTAACGATGACTCTGAAGATTTTGCTTTGACTTTGCGCATTTACAATGCTGAGGATTGGTTAATGGAAGTTTCCCAAGACGAAGAAGAAGGAAGTGAAGACATTTTCATCATTTATGATCTTCCTGGTAAGCACGGCTCTGTAAGAAGCACTTGGGAACAAGGACCAAGCAAAGTCGTTAGAATGATTACTGACGGCGATACAGATTACGAAGAATAGCGCCGCTTCACTTTCTTGTGAAGACTGACTCCCTACGGGGAGTCTTTTTTGTGTATAAATATCAAGTATGGAAATAGAAAACAAAGAAACAGACAATCTTAAAGAGGAAGTCAAGGCTTACTGGACTCCAATTAAGACAGGTAAGCACAAAGACTTGGCTTCAAAACATGAAGCAATTCTTGCAAAGGACTTGAAGGTTCCTGCTGCTGACTTTTTCGAGCAGGTTAAGAAGAATTACTTCAAGTTTATGAATTTCGGCCCGCTGCCTCTTGAAGAATTTCTTGTCAAGGCTCGTCTAGACAAGTATGTGACAGCTGAGTATCTAGCTGACTGCTTGAAAGTGACGACTCCAAGACCAGCTGTAGGTAGAGGCGAGTTCTTGCTTGCTGCTAACTTCGGCAACATCAATTTCTCTAGTGAGAGTGGTGACTTGGTGGACAGCAAAGGTCATAGAATTGAAGTAAAGGGCAAACACGCAAACCTCGGCGGCGAAGGTCCGTTCCGTCAGATGAACAGAAGTTTGCTGTTCGCTATGTATAATTTGTTTGATACAAGCACTCAGGAGAAGGACTTGAACCTTGATGTTATTGAAGATTTACAGAAAAAGGTGCTTGCGAACAAACAGAAGATGCCAAGACTCATGCTGCTTCTTCAGAACCTCAAAAACCCGTCTCAGAGCCTAGCTCGCGAGATGTGCGAGTTGTTCAACAGCTCCCAGGATTTAAAGCTCGTAATCGCTTCTGCGCATTTTCTCGCATATATGAAATTGCAGAAAGCAAATTACTTGTTTGCCTTGAATGACAACGTTTTCTTTGGTTTTGAAGCGCCGAAGAACCTCGAGCAGGCTTATCAAATCATGAAGCACTTCAACATCAATGCTTGGGTCACTAGTAACAAAGGTATTTCATTAACAGTTAAGAATGGTAAGTAATGGCATTAGAAGGAAAGACACTTGGTGGCACTACTGAAGCTGGCGGCAGCTATGTAGAGCTTAAGATGTGGGTAGGCGACCCGAATGATCCAACAAAGGGTATTACTATCGAGTCGAGCACAGTAGACTACTTGTGCATTACCGAGAATATGTTCACATTGCTCCCAATGATGACGTTACAGCTCGTTGACCAAGGTCGTTTCTTCTATACTTACTCAATCAAGATCGGCGACACGATAAATGTCATCTTGAAGCCCAGCAAGATAGATGGCGATGAAGATTCTGAACCTAAGGAGTTCTTCAGGGGTCAGTTCATGGTGCAGACAATCATTGACATGCCTGGCATCAACTCGCAGTCAAACATGCATAAGTATCATTGCGTGTATGGAGCACAGAAGTACATCAACGAAGTTGCTCCTTATCCTGTCATGGGCCTTATCGCTAACCCTGTTTATTACGCAAAGAACACTTCAACCGATGCTTTGAGAGAAACCATCGAGCAATCTGGTCTTGGCTTTAGCGATGACACAGACAGTGGAGAAATTGATGATAAGTCACTTTGGATAAACTGTAACGAGACTCGCGGCCAGTTTGCTGACCGAGTAGTCAATCATGCTTGGGCCGGCCTTGGAAACGCTCCAATCCTCTTTACTGATGTTAATGGTATTGCCCACTACCTTACCATTAAAGACATCTGCAAGGCTTCGGGGGACAAACAAAGAGGCGACGTTGATTATGTCTGCACAAAGGTCGGTTTGGACCGCGGACAAGAGAATTTGATTATGTTTGATGACGCTATCATCGTCAATGCAGCCGGTCCTGTTCTTAATCAAGGCGGTTATTCATTGAACATCTCGATGTATAACCCGTATGACAAAGACAAGATTCCTTACAAGGACGCAGGAATGATAGCGAAGATGGCTGGACTTGACAAACCAAACATTCCTATCTATACTGGTTCTTTGTTTGCTCAGGCTGGTGCAGCTCTTAACGCTTTGTCTAACGGCGGTTTCGAGAAGAATGACAGAGGTGACGGCCATAGAACAAATACATACAAGAATGATGGCGAGAGACTTGCAGGAATTAAGAATGCAAGTCCATCATTGGCGGAGACCATAACAAAGTTTGAAAACGGTGGTATGCACTTTGATGAAATGCATAACTACTACACTATTGCAGCAGCTCACAACGAGCAAGTAAGAAGATCATTCTTCCAGCAGTTCGTTCAGCTTGTAGTTGATACTTCAAGACAGAAAGATCCTTTTAAGAAGGACTTTACTCGTCCACACCTCGCTGATACGATTAACATTGACTTCTCTAACTCCGAGAAGATTGATGCAATCCATTCTGGAAGATACTGTATAGCACAGATTAAGCACATCTATGCAGCAAAGAAACCTTACACGCTTGAGGTGACTGCAGTCAACGATGGTATTTACGGAACACGAGGATCCTAATGACAGACATTGAACAGTATAGACAGCTACTTGGTGGCGGCGAACGAACAAAGAACGTTCTTGAGCAGATGATTAGTCATGCTCCTACACAGAGCATATATGAACATTGGACAGGAAAGGTAATCAGCAACAGCGACCCAGACAGACTTGGCCGTTGTCAGATTCGTGTCATTGGGTATTATGAAAATCTAGAAGACAAGTGGTTGCCGTGGGCAGTACCTGACATTAGCTACATGGGTGGTAAGTGTGGTTCGCAAATCATTCCTGAAGTCGGAACGATGGTCCGTGGCTATTTCGAGAAAGGCGACGTTCAGCGACCTGTCTTCACATCTATCGCATTCAATAAGTATAACAGCGACTCTGATTATACGAGCAGAAAGTCATTCTTTGATTATCCGCACAAGATGGTCATGATGGAGACTGACCAAGGTGACTTCCTTACTTTGAATAGAAAGACAGGTGAACTTGTATTCACTCACAGAACTGGTGCTCAGACTTTAATTGACGGTCAAGGCAACATCTCGATAAACACAGGCAGCTCTCCTACTATGGGTAACATGACCATCAATGTCTATGGCAAATGCGAACTGAACGCAAATGACAATATCAAGATCTGGTCAGCAAAAGATGTGCAAGTTCAAGCTCTTGGCTTTATTGACCTTGGCGATAACCCAGTTAAGAATCCTATCAACAACTTAACTAACTGTCCTATCTGTGGCATCGTTCACTCGACTGCCCCTAAAGTAAGATGCTAGGATAAATATAATAGTATGTTGAAGATAGGAAATTATTTCAGAGAAAAGACCGTTAAGCTCTCGGACAGCTATCAAGTCATTATCACAAAAGATAATGAACCTGTTGAGTGTGTTCAGTGCATCGGCTTTACTCCTCCTAAGATTCTTCAATGGAATGAAGAAGTCTATAAGTATGGCAACACTGGACAGAAGTTCTTGATACCCAAGACTGATGTTGTTTATGAAGTAACATTTGACTTCTTTGAGTCTCTTGACAACAGTAAGATTAAAGCATCACAAAACTTCAAGATAGGTAAAGACGCTAGAGGTTCAGGACCAGCTACTAATCTTGGCATTGAAAGCTGGTTCTTTAGAATGCTTTATAAGGTTAAAGGACAGAACAAAGAAAAGGTCAAGAGATACGGCAACGGTTTCATATTGACCGAAACATACAGTGATGAGTTCGGTCTTACACAAAGTGCTGACTACCGTATTGATGAAGCAGGCATTGACATCAATAAGATAGAAGTCAACGTTCTTAATAACATGCTTACAAAGACTGTGCTGAAATATACATTCAAGAACTGCAAGATAGCAAAGGTCGTGCCCTACGAGTTTGACTATCAAGGCGAAGATCTTTGTAAGTGGACTGTAACATTTACATTTGACGAATACACAAAGGAATAAGATGGGATTAGCAGTTAAGAAATTCTTTCATACGCTTCCACAACTTCCTTTTAGATTCGTTGTGGATTTTGCGAAAGGCGACGGCAATCTGCCTGAAAAGTTGAAGTATGCAGTTCGTTCTGTAAAGTTCACGGATGCAGAAGGCAATACAAGCGAAGGCGCTATCTATTATGGTAACGGCTCATTCACAATTCCAGTTTGGGATATTACCGCTCGTTCATTGTCTATCACATTTGAAGAAACAGATGATATGTTTGTCACGAAGTTCGCTGACGATATAGCAGCACTTAGCTTCAACAGCACTCCGTTGCGTTTGGCAGTCATCGTTCGTGAATATGACAACATGATGTATAAGATTCTCAAGGGCAGATGCTATTGGGTTGAACTTCTGGACTATGATGAACCACAGTTCGCAAGAACAGGTGGTCCTTCAGTAGTAAGCATCACAATGAACTTTATCGTCAAAGCAATCAGTGAAGATTTTGCTGTTGATGATGAACAGTTGAAAGCAAAGCTCAGCAAAGTAAAGAATTCGTTGGTTGGAGCAAATACAGTAAGACAAGATGATTATTCTGCGACAGGCAGACAGTTGCTTGCAGTCGCTGATAAGACAAGAGTTGAAAAGACCTTTGACATTGACTATACAGTACCTGACATTGGTACTGGTAGAAACCGTGTTCGTGAACTCACACAGAACGGTGAAGCAGCTAGAACAAAGAACATCAATGATATCATTAAGCGACTCAAAGATGAAGGCGTCAACATCAATGACTACTCTGATGTTTCAGATGCTCTTGTTAGAATGGGTATTGTCGGTGCATCGGGTATTCATACAGACGGTATGTGTCAGGCTGGTAACATGCTTCTTGAAGCAATCGTTCATCAAGATGCTAAACTTTATTCAGTAACGCCTAACGCAGCTGGTTCTGTTGATACTTGGAAGAAACTTGGTTATAAGGCTCAAGAGACTAAGACATTCGGCGGTGACTTGGCAGCTCTCAACAATCAGATTACTGCTGCTATGAAGAGCGGTAAGTTGAAGGAAGGCGATAAGATTATCATTGATTATGATGGTAAGAAAGGCGCCGGCGAAGCTGGTCACATCATTACAGTTCTTCGTAATGACAAAGGTGAACTTTATACCGTATCTGACACACAGTCCACTGGACGCATTGACTCAAGTGGAAATAGAAACGGTAACCTTACTGGTCTTGGAACAAGTCACCTTAACAGTAAGTCAACGTTCACATTCCTTACAAAATAAAATAACCGAGGTTCTTCACCTCGGTTTTTATTTGGCCTAAAGAAATAATTTTACTTCTTTTCAGGAACAGGTTCCTTTGAGATGAACCCAATCATGAGTGGCGGAAGGCCTTGACCAATTTCGCTCAATCGTTCCCACGGAATTGTTACGATTTCAATGTCAACAAGCTGGTTCAAGTAGTTGAAGTTTGCTTCATTCTTCTTGAGCAACTTCTTGTTGAGTTCATCGTATTCCTTGTCAAGTTTAGCTCTTGCTTCAGCAAACTCAACAGTCATTTCGGTAATCAACGGGTTGCCTCTTTCATCGAGCTTAGGCTTGGCCTGCTCGTCACGGTCAACATACTGCATATAAAGAGCACGCATCTTATCGGTGTATTCCTTAAACTGCGGGTCGTTGTTTTCGTTGTATAGTCCCTTAAGAATCTGTTCATAAGGCTTAGAGAGCAAGTTGATGTTGTGATAGATCATCAATGCTACTTCTGGGTGAAGTGTCGTATTTGCGAAATTAGCTCTGAGCCATTCGTAGACTGCCTGAATTTCGAAAAGAGACGCTTTGACTTTAATGTTCTTCATGTTTACTCCTATTCTATGAAATTTGCTAAGCCGCTGACGCCGTCATGTGGATCGTCAACAGTGTTGATGTTATCAAACCAATCACAACCTGAAAGATAGGTATTTTCGTGGTCTTTGATTTTCTTAAGGTTGAGAACGATGCTGTTGGTAATCTGCTGGGTAACGTAAGCAAAAGCAGAAGTACCTCTGTTCTCATCAAAACGATTTAGGTAGCGGAATGCGTTGATGACTGCGTCTTGTTGGATATCTTGTATATCATCGGGATTCTTGAGCTGATTTCGGAGGCCAAAAGAATTGATGCGTCCGATAGCCATCAGAACAATCATATCGCACAATTCATTCTTAATCTTGTCAAACTCTTTGTCAAATGCCCTTCGTTCTTCAGGCGTGAACTTCGCATAACGTTCTTGAAGTTCTTCAATCGCTTTGACTCGCTTATGAATGAATTCCTTACACTGCTCCCAGTCATCCTTTGACATCTTTCCAAGAAGATATTTCTTTTCTTGACGCACTAAGTATTCTGGGCACCAGTCACCTGTATCATTTATGTTCATAGTGTTGTATAACTTCAACACTTCCTTTAATCTTTTATTGTTTACATACTGTGCCATGTTTTCCTCAACGCAAATGTTTATAGTTAAAATATAACTAAAAAATTAGGATCCATCAAGAATCCTAATAATTTTCTCTGTTAGTCTTTATTAGATGTGGACGCCGTGTGCAGCAGCCTGCGAAGATGCCTTTGCTTTAGCCTTTGCTTCCGCCTTAGCGTTTTCTTCGTTTTCTTCCTTAATGATATCGTCTGTAATGTCATGCAAGATTTCAAGTTCAGGCCAAGGCATGTAGTCAGGTATCTGGACGTTCGTATGCTTGGTGATGAGCGTTGTCATTCTGATAATGTCCTTGAGTTCATGTGCAGCAAACAGCGAGTCTTCTGTAAGTTGAAGTTCAACTGTATGGGTTCCGTGACAATGCGGGCACTCAAGTTCTACGTTCATATCAAATCCAGCCTTGAACTGTTTGCAGTAGTCAAGAAGGAATACGTAGTCATTTGCGTCAAGCTGCATGATTAAGCTCTTAGGATCCTGTGTACCAGCATTGACCATACGGCAGACAAGTTCAAGATCTTTGTCTTCATCAGTAATGCGCAAGTCTTCAACACGAGGCATCTTTATTTCCAAACGCCACTTAGCATGCGGAAGAATGACTGTGCTTGGTCTTTCCTTCAAATGAAGCGTCTTGAGTTCATCAATGTACATCTGTGAAACAAACTGCTTTCCACAATGACTGCACTCCTTGATGTTTATCTTATATCCACCGTCCTGTGTATAAGAGTTAGCTCTCAACCAGAAGATAAGATAGGTGCGGTCGCAGAGAAGCAATGAGTCAAGACTCAAGTTTGTAAATCTGAAACAACGACGCAACAAAGCGTTGATGATATCAGATGCGTTTTCAGGTGTAAGCAATGAAAGAAACTTTACATCGCCTACGTTGAGAAAACGTCCTTCAACTTTGGCATTTCTACCATACATCAGACCACTCGATGGAAGGTCTGTCATTGGAATTTCGAGATAGTTAGGTTGCTCGAGCAAGGGATCCTCCTATAGTGCCTGTGAACGGTCCGCCATAACTGCAGAAGCCAGCAAGAGCGGAAGGCATAGGCAAGATTAACTTAATTGCCTTTTTGATGTAAAAGCTCTCATACTGGTATGTCATTTTTGGTGTCAATACTTTGCCCAATATCTGGAGCTTATTGAAAAATTCCAATCCTATTGCAGCAAAGTGAGCCGTGTTCAGAACTACAGGAGCGTCTGGGCCATTGATGATAGGCATAGCCGATAGACGATTAAAATTCAGACTTATCTTTTGACCGATAAGAGTAAACAAATTGATGTAGGACATTGCGGGATTTCCGCACCACATCGCAGCTTTCACTTCACTTAGCGTAAATCTTATATGATTATTTCGCCAAAAACCAACAGGATGATTAACAAGAGGGATTGTGACTGGAGGCGAGCCAGGAATAATGTAAGTGCCGTTGATGTATAAGTGCGGCACTGTCATTATAGACTCAAGCTCAGCCATGTAGTCATTTAGTGCATTCGTTGTTGCCTGTAGATAAAAATCTAAAGGCGGGTTGTCTGACACAACCAAGTATTTAGCCATGTGTGTAGCAAAACTCATTTATCCCTCTAGGGATATTTATTAGGTCAAGAAATGGCTCTCTTCGTCGCCGGTATTAAAGTTCCAGTTCATGACGCCGAAACTGTCATGATGTCCATCGTTCGAGTAAACGATGCTGTAAGTTTGAGCTGGGTCAACGTAGTTCATCTTAACCAAAGTCTGATAGCGCTTGTCATTGTTAGCGGAATAGGCTCTTGTTCTGATACCCTTTATCCACAACTGTTCAAGGCTACCGTTATAAGCATAGATGGTATAAAGATTTCTGTCAGTGCCATTGAGCATGTCATAGCCGATCTTGCGGTTATGAATTGTGTTGATAGCACGAACCATATCGCCTAACGTAATGATGTCGTCCTTCTCGTCAAAGTGAATCTTCCAGTCATCACCTGGGAGAGCGTCACGACGAGCATAAACGCCTTTGACTCCATACTTACCGCAAATACCCTTTGTGTAGCCTTCAATTTTACGGCCAGGTCTTGTGATAGTATAGTGGAACTTCGGTTCAAGCGGCAAGGTGAAGACGTTAGTACCCTTAACGCTCTTCTTCATCATCTTATCAAGATCTGATGTGTTGAGCGATGTATTCGGGTCCTTGATGTAGTTGTCCTTGACAAGAAGTTCAAGTTCCTTAATACGGATCTTCCATTCTTCGTTATGTGCTCTATCCTTAGTGAAGTAGATAGTCGTTGGTGAGAACAAAGCGTTATGCTGGTTAGCCATGTTGCCTTGAACAATCTTATCTGCTTCTTTATCCCACCATCCGCGAACGGCGAAGTATGAATCAACTTGATGATTATAGTCATTGCCATCTGGACGAGCATCATAATCGTTGAAGTGAACGACAGGAATGTATGAGCGGCTTTCAACAGAGAAGACGTTAAGACGCTTTGTCACGTCACCGCGACCAGCTTGTGCCCATGTATCGTTATTGCCGGAAGTAGCCTCACCGAACTTATCATAATTTTCTGGGTCAAGTATGCGTCCTGGACGATAGTAGCCGTCACCGACTGCCATCATGATTCGGTTATAAGGGATTACTCCGCCACCGTAATAAGTTCCATAACGATTATCATCAGCGTTGAACTTACCAAAGATAACGGACATATCGTTATAAGGCTTCTTAATTGAAAGCAAGCCTTTATGTCCAATAAAAATGTTATTCTTAGAGAGTTCATCAACGACCAAGAACTGGTTCTCACCAATGCCGGTGTTATTTACAGTTGAACCTTGGATATGTGTGTTAAGGCCATGTCCCATAGAGCCTTCAGCACCTATCATTGTTACATTGGCAGCGCCAGATCTTCCGTCACCAACATTTATGCCAGTCGAGTCAATGAATACATTATGACGTGCATTGATCTTATCGTTAAGATCATCGATAGCGTTAAGTTCACTTATATTGTTTTCATTAGCAGCATAGGTGAATACGTTACTTGAACCTCTGAATGTATTATTATCAGAAGCATAGAATCCATTCCAGTTGCCATCAAAGATTGTGTTATTCTTTGTGTCCATCAAGAATGTATCACGAGCATTATCACGATCTTTTAAGATCTTGTCATCTTGACCACAGATTCTACCAACGCCATAACCTTGGAAGGCGCTGCTTTGGAAGTTTTTGTCTCTGCTGAACAAGTCAAAGCATGTATTTCCATCGCCAGCCTTTTCATTCAAAGAGAAGAATGATTCGTCTGCTTCAAAACCAATATGTCCTCTATCTTGGTCATCAACTGAAAGCAACATCTGTGGCTTTGTGCAGCGAACAGAACGATCGTCCCAAATGTTAATGCGGCACTTGATGTTATAGATGTTTTCATTTCTTTCTGTAACTGGCGCTATTACCAATGTGTAAGGCTGCCAATCAATGTTCTCGATATGAGCAGCGTCAAGTCCTTGCTTCTTAAGGATATTTGTGTAGCGGTCAATTTTCTTTGGTAACGCTGTCTTAGAAGCAGACGGAATAAACCAAGTACTCTTTTCACCAGTCTCCCAATGAATTTCGCTTGGGTTCAATTCAGTCACAGTTGGGTGCCAGTAGTTCTCATCAAGTTCTGCACTTGCCAAAGTCTCGCCTTGCTGAAGAATAGCAAGCGTGAACTGAAGGTTGATGGTGATGTCATTACCATCAGTAAGTGTGAATGGTCCTGTAAGAACTGCAGCAAGGAATGACTTGCCAGTTGACTCAACCTGTGTTGCTGATTCCTTATAGGTTTCGCCAATAAGAATGACAGCTTCAATGTCTCTATCAGTACTGAGCTTTTCATTTCGTGAAACTGCAGCACTGTTAAGCAAACGGTTCAAGTGAAACTTGTATGAACCGAATCGTTCGCAGTTATCGCCTTTCAACTCAAGGTTAGGAATGTACTGAACATCAAATAATTTGTCAAGAAGGTCAGTAGCACGCTTTGTCTCATTTGTGATGATTTCATTTTCATCATCAACGATCTGCTTGAGCGTAAGATCTACAATCTCTTCCTCTGAATAATTAAAATGCGGAAGCAATGCAAAACCACGAAGAACGAACTTAGTGCCGTTCTCCGCGAAAATTGCTTTCTCTCGAAATTCTTTTGTAAACTTAATTGCCATCTTAATTATTTATCTTTGAAAAACCGACAATGCGAGTGCCAGTTGAAGTGTCTTTGCTATCTACATACAAGAATTGAACAGAGTTATAGTTCTTTACTGTAACCGTTTCAGTTCTTGCATTATCATCGCCATACTTAATCTGGCCTGTGATGCTGCAAGAGAATTCAGCACCCGCATTAGGATTCTGAACTGTAACCGTTACAACAGTGTTATTAGAAAGTCCAGCTCTGAACGATGGGTTACCATCATAGTAAGTATTAAGGTTAGTAGACTCAGACAAGATGATCATCTTTGCTTTCGGAACAGCTTGTGTATATTCTCTAACCTTTTCTGTGTAACTGTCAATAAGTGCCTGATATTCAGACATTGTGTCGTATGCGTTCAACTTAGCATAGACATCTTGATACTTAATCTTGAAGACGTTATTGCCATCACGAGCAGTAATGCCGTCAAAGCCATACTGAGCCCACTGTGTCTGTGGGTTATCAAAGCTGTAGATACCGATGTAGCCTTTACGGTTGACCTGCATCAAGTTATGACGATAATAATTGACTCTATCGCCTGTTCCTGAGAATGCTCTCCAGAATGAGTTATCATTTTTCTTCAACTTAGGAAGGTTCTTTGTGATGTATGGGTCAATTGCGAAACCGTCGCCAACGATAAGCACTGCGTTATCATTCGTATCGTTTGCGTTCCAGTTACCTAAGATGATCTTGTCGCCTTGACCTTTGATGTATGTCAAACCACGACCGATAGCAATAAGACCGCCAGAAACATATTGAGTGTAACCGTATTCGTTACCAATCTGAACTTCATAAGAAGCAGTGTCAGCAAGAGTATGACGGTTACGCGGTGAAGAAATTGCGACGCCGTGATAATTCTTATTCGTAAATCCGTAAACTTGAGTCTGGTCAGAGTCAATCAAAGTCTGGCCTTGAAGGTCACCACCAGAATATCTCCAAACTTCTTTCTTTGTTCCGTTAGGCTGAGTGACCAATCCCTTGACGTAATGATAAGCAGGAGTGAAGATAGAATTGTCAGTGCAGAACAAGTTCATATCGTGTGTAACTGGAGTATTGCCGTGAATATCCCAGCCACCGCGGAATGTGTTGCCGTTTGAGTCAAATACATCAAGGTTGTAGAGGTGCTTCTCTACATAGTTGTCATCGGAGTTAATGAAAGTCGTGTCATGAACGAAATTCTCTAATTCGTTGTCTTGAGAATAGATGAATGAATTTCGGCTAATGCTACCGCTTGTGCCTTTACCACTTCTGTAAAGGTTGTTGTTACCAAGCAAGTCAAAGTTCATGTTTGACTTGGTCTTTGATGTCTTTTCGTGAATGCGGAACAAAGGCGGACATTCGCTGTCCGGGTCACCGTCAGTGTAGTTGAAGGCCATCATCTGGCCTTTCCACGACTTATTCTTGTTGTTCACAAAAGTAAACATCAACTGCGGCTGAGACTCTTCATAAGAGTCAGCAGCGGGAGACATGATGTTCAATTTCGCAAATGTTTCATAAAGCTTTGAGTCCATTTCATCACCTACATAATCAAAAGATTATCTGTCGTGCCCAAAGTATTAGCGTCTGTAAGCACGGTGTTCGTTACCTTATTATTTACAATATGCAAGCAGTTAGGATTATAGTCAGCTGGCAAGCTAACCGGCACTGGGTCAAATGTATCAAAGTGGAAATGAGCTTCTACATTGAACACTAGACGCGCATTCTGGTCTTTAAGAATCATCACCTTATCGTCAGTGAAGTAGTTAATACCAAACATCGCTGCTGTCTGTTTATCGCCTAAGCCTTTATTTTGACGCTCTGGCTTGAATGGCAATGCGAAGTAGATTATCGCATCAAACTCAAGATCATTTGCCCAATCAGCAATAGAAATCATTCCGGGCTTGATGTAAACATCGTATGAGATGTAAGCCTTCTTGTCAGCCTCCTCATCTTCATCAAATTGGTAGCTGTAATAGATTGGGAACAGATAGCTAGCGAGTGACTTCTTAGCATTTGACTGCTGCTTGTAACTTACAGGCTGCAGCGAGCCTCCAACATCTTTATAACTAACTTTGTTGAATATAACATCGCAGTTAGTTAAAATATCAGAAATTGTTAAATCCTTTAACTTGCTAAAATCTGGTGTAATTGTTTCTTCAGAAGATCCGCCGCGAACCTTCTTGAACAAGTACTTTCGGGAATCTTTCACTAAAGCAAAACCGATGTTGGCGAACTTAAGACCGTTTCCTTGCTTGAAAACGGTAGTTCTGCCTTCATCGGTAAAAACTAATCTACGTTTTGTCTTATCGTAACTATTCACAATGACACCTTACTTTATTCCTTTTTATATTTATTCAAAGGTATAAAGCTCGGTACCAGGGATGTGACTGAATTTGACTTCTACTGTATCGCCGATTTGTGTTCCGCCGTGACCAAAGTAGAGCCAAGGGTCGCCGATAGAAACCTTTGACCACTTGTTGAAGAACTCAAGGCAGTCATTCTCAACGAACATATACTTGAAGATGCTAGCAAGATAAGTTTCAACAGAACCTTCATACGGAACGAAGAAGAAGCCGCTGTCAAGAATCATAGGCTTTACGTTCTTCAATGAAAATTCCTTCACGATATCAGTGCTTTCATTAATCTTAGCCTGAAGAACTTTATATTCCTTAGTGAAGTTTGCCTTGGCTGCGTTGTAGTTAGCTCTCTGTGCTGGAGTAGTCAAGCTAGCGACGTATGCTTCATCATAGCCAGTAAGCTGAACGAATGCTGCATTTATTCGGTCATCTAATCCTGACGGGTCACTGTATGTGAACCAAATAGTGTCTGCGTTCATTTGCTGAGTGCTTTCATCATATACCCAGTATTGAAGTGAGATAGTTTTAGATCTTGCTTTGTATGTGAACTTAAATTTACCACGGTACTTCTCAAGCAATGTTCCGAGAGTTGTGTACATATTAGGTACATTCTCGTCAGCAATAGTTGATGTATTGCCTGGACGGAAACCGAACCAAAGGCGTTCAACATGACCAGTGCTTTCATTAAGTCTTGAACGCTTTGCCATTTCTTGAATGTCAGCGTAATTGTAGATAAGTACATAATCTTTGTATTCGCCTTCAGTCTTTTGTGTATTAGTAGTGTCCATAGCAATCTGAACATCGGCGTTCGAGATAATTGTGTACTTAATCAAGTTCAAGATTCGTGTGATAGGCTTGATGCTCTTGATGAAATTGATGAACGCATCAATGTTGTTATTGAAGTCCTTGAAGTCACAGTTAGTCGCATCAACTTCGAGGTTGAATCTTGAAGTCATGAAATAGCCAGTGAATGAATAAAGACGATCTTCTTCAATGAAGTTCGGGTTGTCTTCAACCTGCGGTTCCATCTTTACCCAGAGCGGTACTAACTTACAGACGAACGAGAACATCTTCAAAGCCATGATCATGCCTTTATCAGTACCTTTCAACTGGTTATACATTGGAAGATTCTTCAAGGCATACTTAACGATGTCAAGAACATCATCTTCGTCACGTGAAGCAATTACGCCTGGGTTGAAGAAACCGAGGTTCATGTTGAGCATAGTCTCAAGGTCAATGCTGAACTCTGTGCCACGATGACGAGCATATTCTCGAACAAGATAGTTCTCAATCTTGTCAATGTCAAGGAAGTCACCAATTTCTGCAATCTTCTCAAGAATTGAAATGTTGGTTCCACGAGTCATGTTCGTATAGACTGTGTTCAAGTAAAGTTCAAAGAACTTGATGAAGTCATAGTAGTCAGTATTCTTCAAGTAATTCGGAACATAAGGCTTGAGGTTATAGCGACGTCCATCAGGATCCATCACCATCCAAGAAATGCTGTTCTTTGCGTAAGTGACTGTCTTCAAGATATCGTCAAACTTAGCAAGGCCAGTCTTGCACCAAACTTCAACTTCTGTTAAACCTGACTTATTGATATGCTCTATCTTGAAGCGGACCATTCCTGTCTTTTCGTATCCAGAAATGTCGCCTAACTCAGGGTCAACCCATTGGTCAGTAAGAGTAGACGGATTTATCCAGCCGTTGGAAATCTCGGAAAGTTGCTCCACGATAGAATTCATTCCAAGGACCCACAATTCGTCATTTGGGTTGTATATAGTTACCCACGCTTCACCCTCTACAGAGGATTCCAGGATCCCGGAAGGCGGGTTTATGTCAGTGAATTTAATCACCAACGGTTCAAACTCGTCTAAAGCACGGCTTGCATCTATAAAAATCCATTTCTTATCATTAAGAGATCCATCGCCGAATGTATATGACTGATGGTTTGCTGCCTTGTCCCAGACTTGAATTACAAGTCCATGTTCAGAAAGAGTATCTTGGAAGTCTTGAGATACATACTTCATCTTGAACTTGATCTTGTATGTATTGAAACCGTCAGAATAGACCTTCATTGACTTCTTGACGATTACGTCTTCATCAAAGACAGTCTGTGTTTCTGTCTGTCTGTCATAATCATAAATGACGCCATACCCAGGTACTTGAATAGTGAAGTACTTGAAGTCAAGTCCAGCTTGATCTTGGAATACAAGTTCTACTTCACGAGACAAGTCTTCTCTGATTTTGCCTGTCTTATCTTTATCGTCAGGCGTTGCTATCATAATGTATTCAGTGCCAGCATCAGATACGAAACGAGGAGGGACTGTATCAATGATAACAGTCTCAACTGTATTCGTCAATGTCATCATGCCGGTTGAACCGAATGGGGACAAGTATCGGGTCAAGTTGTCCGGATGCGAAGCGTCCCATAAGTCTGTATAGCTATTCGGGCCAGTGCCGTCAGTATCTGTGCCATCTTCATTTGCTCCATGATACTCTAGCCAAGGCTGATCTTGATTCCATTCAAATTCGTTATGAACAGTTGAAGCAACATCACCGTTAAAACGCCAAACAAGACTATTTCCAGCTTCTCCGTCAATCGCACGAGTAAACGGGTCAAACTGGATGGTTCCATTGCCCTCTTTTTCTACGTCCCACTCAAATGCCCAAGTGGTGTCAAATCTTAGGTAATCGTAATTGAAATCAAAGAAGTTATGTCTTATCATTACGTTTCCTCATTCCACAAACTGATACTTTCAAAGCTACGTCTATCAAGCGAAGTAAACTTGATTTTCGGCCAGTCCTTCTCACATTGTCTTGCGTAGTTAGAGACAATGAAGATTCTGTTAATTACCGGATTTTTAATCATTATGCTCTGTTCGCGGCGTGTATTGTTGTAAATGTGGTGATTAAGTTCACCGCGGTACTTGTCAAACATCTTTACCAATGTCGCAGTCAAAACAGCAGAAGCAGTCTTGAGTTCACCTTCATCGCATGCATCAATGAATGACTGCAAGTCGTCAGTCAAAAGAACGTTCTTCTTGAACAATTCAAAGTCAGAGACAAGGTTCATTTTGCTGGCAGGCGGAAGGCGAACATTTGCTTCTTCAAACCAGTTGTTGATGTTCAGTTCATTCCATAAGTACTTCTTGATAGCTGCTATCTTGATGTTCTTGACTTCATCTTGGAAGGTTCTTGAATAAGTCATGAAGTCAGTCCATTCCTTGCCATCCTGCGAGTTGATGATCTTATCAACGAATTCATCGTAAGATCTTAGACCTTCTACCTGAATGACTACGTCAGCATGACTGAACGGGTTGTTGCCTGCGGCATAAAGAGCCTGCGGGTTAACTGAAATCTGATAAACCTCTGCTTGAGATATTTCCTTCAGCGTGTCAACCAATCGGTTATACGGACACTGAACATATCCCATGAACGATCTTTTAGCCAAAACCCCGGAAAGGTCCTTCTTTCCAAGCGGTAAAGTCGTTTTACGAATGTCAAAAATCTCACTATAATTTAACATAATACTCTCTTTATTTTATTTATTCGGATAAATAAAAGGAGAGGAATATACATGGCAATGAGACGAGCTGAAAACGCAAATGATGATTACAGCAAGCATCAAGCTGGGCAATACATAAAGCACAAGCGAGAGGCTATGAAGCATGATGCGTTCAAAACTCTGCAGGAGCAGGGTAAAGACACATCAGATAAAAGTATTGAGCGTTTTCTTAAAGACAATGCGGTTTATCAAGCAGTTTTAGAAGATGAAGAAAAGATTCAGAAAGGCACGCTTGATGAAACATTAATGTTGCGTTATGCAAACATTGAAATAAATGCTCGTAATAAAGAACTGGCTAGTAAAGACCAGTTCAATAAAGATCTTAAGCAAGAATACGATAAAGCTCGTCAAGCCCAAGCAGAAGGCAAGTATGTTGACCATCTTACCATTGCTCAGGGAATGGTTGATAAAGGTCACAGCTACACCCAGATAGGTCCAAACGGAATTATCACTTCTGATAAGAACTATTATGATGCTTGGAAAAAGCTCATCGCTCAAAACGGCCAACTTGATGGCAAGAACTTCAACTTCAACGGCGATACCGTTAAGCAGAAGTTTAAAGAATACGGAAACAACTATTTCGTAATGTTCACTGGCTATCCTGAAGTAAAGCAACAGTTAGTATGCGACGGAATCATGACTGAATTGCCGCCGTTCTCAATGTCAACTGAATGGGCCAACTCGCCTGCCGGTTCTGTTGGCGAAGAACTCGATAAGTTGCTCAACAATGAATTTCTTGAGTTCCTTGGACAGAAGACAGCTACATCGCAGTATGCAGTCATGAGACGTAAAGACCAGTTGACTGCTCGTTCTTACAAGGACACTGGTGACATTTCATTCTCAATCAAGTTTAGATGCTATCCTGGACAGTTAGTAGGTTCTAAGCCTATGACTTCTGCAAAAGAATGGCTCTTGACACTTGCTATGACTACGCCTATCAACAGTGCATGTTCATTCAGTGTGAACAATGCAATCGGTACATTAGCAAGAGCTGCGGATGGTGCAGCAAAAGCATTTGAAGACTTGAAGGACGCCATTAAAGGCGAAAGAACAAACAGTGACGGCTCTAAGACTCAGGTCAATGCAGAAGCAGCCGTAACTGGAATGAATCAAGTATTCGGAAGCCAGAACGCAATCTCGCTTGACAAGTATAATCAAGAAAACGTTCGTTTGAGCAATCCAAAAGTATTCGGCGCCAACTTGTTTGGTTTAAGAATTTATCCTTGGCTTTTCAAAGAGCCGCTTATCGTCTATGTAAGCAGTTGGAATGTCGTTCCATCAAAAGAATGGAATGAATCAGTGAATGATCATTACTATTATGACTTTACGCTTAACTGCACAATGGACCAAAAGCCTGCCGCACAGACTTGGCAGTTAAAGCTGTTCAATAAACAGCTAGATGATCATCTATTCTATGCTTAATCAGTAGCCGCGTGTTTCAACGGCGTAAACATTCTAGTAACGAATGCATTAGATGGAGCGAAGTTAGTCTCAACATCTACATCAAAGTCAACCCAAAGCGGTTCGGGGCAGTCAGTCTCGCCGACAATCATTTGGGTACTTGGTGTCCATGTGAATGATTTAACTATCCAGTCAATTTCTCTTGGAAAATTGAATGTACCTACACGAGTAAAAAGCAATGTGTAGTTTAGTCTTGGACCGCTGGTGACTCCATCAAGGCCACCCTGAGCAGCTGCGGTCTTGATAAGTCCAAGTCCAGCGTCAATAGATGAAGAAACAACGCCTTGACCAGCGGCTCTTCTGCTATCATAAACCTCTCGTGATTTGGTCATTATCTTGTTTGCGGTTTGTGCAGCAGCAACAAGAGGACCAATCGTATCATTCTTCAAAGTGTATATCTGAGGTGGAGCGCAGACAATCGTAAAGAACTTGATGAGGTCTGTATAAGTATAGTCAACCTCGCCCGCACCTGCTTCAGCATACGAGTTATGTTCTTGAGCGTTCTTATGGTAAATTCTGAACTTGAGTTTCATTCCAATCGGGTCACCGATTTCTGTAATCTTTTGTGACCACGCATCAGTAGGCGTTCCAGCGACAGCATTAGCGCCACCGATCATCTTAATCAAGTTTGAGTTAAAGATGTCGTTCAACTTGTTTGCTATTGAAGCACCACCAGATTCTTTCCATTTAGTAGCAATCTCAAATGAAACAGGTTCTGACAAAGTAACGCAGAAACGCACATCTCTGAACGGAACCCAGTTCTTCGCTTGCTGCGACTGGCTTGACAACTCGAAGACTACCTCCGATGTTTTCTGCATCGGAGTTCTTTGTGTTTCAGTAGGACGATATGTCGGTCTTCCAACTCTAAGCATTAACCAAACAAGCTCCAAGGTCCTGAGCTCTTCTGTTCAGGAACGTTAATTTGAATGTTCTTGATAGCAGCAACAACTTCAGCAAGTGCAGTTGTAAGTGATGTCTTCAACTCATCGAGTTTATCATTGGTTACATAATCGCTTGGTCTTCCAAGTACTGCTGTTTCGCCAACAGACTTCATACCATCACTTACTCGTGCTGTGTTATAGACGTCGCCGCCATTATATGTATTAGACGAATTGCTGTTGTAAGTCGAGCGAGCAATCTTTGTTCTGTTGTTTCTGACACCCTTGACGACTTCTCTTAACAACTTCTCAATACTTCTGACAGTATCGTGAAGCGGGCTAAGACGAGCAGTAAAATCTTCACCTTCAGCCTTTGCCTTCTCGACTGACTTAAACAAAGCAGATGAAATAATTGCAGCAGCCAATCCATTGAAGATCTTGGACATTTCAGAAGCAAGACCGTCCATAGTCTGTTCCATCACCAAGAACGAACTTGCGAGGTTGCCGATTACTTTATTCAAACCAACAGACAAAGTGTTAGTCATCTCAAGCATCTTTTCAGTCAACAACGGAATAACGGTGCTGATGATGGTCATCGTTTCTTTTATCATAGATTCAGTCTTCACAAGTTGTTCTTGGAAGACGCCCATGATTCCTTCAATCATTGATGTGACCATCGCTTTCATTGCTTTGGTAAGTACATACATTGCCACGACGATACCAAGCACTGCTGCAATTATGGTTACCGCAATAAGTGCAGCGACCGCTAAGAAGGCAACAAGAATGATGCCTATCGCAACTATTGCTATCGCCGCCGGTTGAGCAGCCAATGCGACCTTAATCCATTCACACGCTATCTGAATGCCAAGTAAGATAAGTTGCTTACTTATCTGGAAGGCTATGAACGCCACGAAGAGACCTATCACGACCGCTCCCATAGCGCAGACAAAGTCATATACATCACCTCCTAAGAATCCAACGATGAATCCGTAAAGAAGCAATCCTAATACGATAAGCTTAGGAAGAATGAATGAGAAGAATGTCTTTACAAGGGTTACTGGGTTAAGTGCAGTCATCAAGCCTTGCTTCATCTGGTCAGCAATCATCTTTGAGTCAATGCCTTGCTTACCAGGTTCTGGCTTGTTAGATGTAAGTTCCTTCTTCTTTGAAACAAGCACATTCGTCTTGGCTTGTGTAGTCAATTTACGAGCGTCACGATTAGCCTTTGCCTCAGACTTTTCCATTCTGAGCATATCGTTGCTATTTCTAATCAATCTTGTCATGCCACGCTCGAGTGTTGACTCGATGCTAGACATCATAGCGAACTCATGTGAATTAAGCAAAGTCTGAAGTGACGCCTGCATTGACAAAAGGCTATGACACATTATCTCGCCATAGTCATCAATCTCGACAGCGACCATCTTGACAATGTTAGTCAAGTCAAATACATTGTCAGACAAGTCTGTTACTTCATCGTCTGTATTGACAAACAAAGCGTGGATGTCGCTAAGCTTTTCATTTACTTCCTTTGCAGATTCAGAAATGTCAAACGATGTCTTATTATTGTTCGCTTGATTCTGATTAGCAAGGAATTCCTTCATCTTGTCTGTCATACTAGCCATAATCTAACTTCTCCAATAGTATTTATTAGAAGAATGTAATTTCTGATGGATAGGTCCTTTCAAATGCCCAGTCAGTATATGTCAATGAAGCACGTTCGCCTTCATAATCAAATTCAGCAAGGCGCTGTTTCATTTCTTCCTGCCAAGCCTCTTGAACTGCCTGTTCCTTTTCAGCCTTCAACTGCTGTTCGTCTTTAAAGTCTTGAATGGCGTCTAGCTGTTCTCTACGCTTACGGTGTGAATACTTGATAGAGCAAGCGTTACAGCAGAACTTCTGATAACCCACAGAGATCTTCTTGAACTCAGTAGGCTTGCCACATTCAGGGCAGGTACCTTCTTCAGGTGTTTTCAAGTACTGGTCGTAATACTCTTTCGGAGTCAAATCGTGAATGTCTTTCAAGTGTCTGTTGAAAGCAATAGACGCACGGTTTGCATTGTCTCCTGATACCATTGCCCCGCATATCGGGCAAGGAATATTCGTTGTCGTTCCGTTCTTTTCCATGAACTGACGAGAACACTGGGCTGAACAGAATCTGTCATAACCGTAAAGCAAGTTACGCCAGTTGGTAGGCTTGCCGCAGTTAGCACATTTACCAGTATTAGCATCTGCTACATACTGGTCATAATAGACGTGGGCGTTCATCCCATGAATTGTGTTGAGATGAATAGCTAAGTCGTCTTTATCTTTGCAGTCGTGTCCACAGACACGGCATTTAGCGTCAAACTTGAGTTTCATTATTCCTCTTCTGTCTCGAGGTCAAACGAAAGTGACTCAACCTCAAATGTTGCGATAATCGTTCCAATCTCAGAGCTGCCATACTTGAGGTCAAGCGAGCTGAGATTATTGATGATGCAGTGATGGAATTTCAACTTCGAGATAACCTCGTCATCGTTGTTGAGCATGCAAAGTTCTATTACATCAATAGCGTCTTCACGAACGAGCTCAATTCCATCAAGATTCGTTCTACCACATGTTTGACCGTGCTTCATGTAGTAAAGCCAGCAATAAAGCAAGAACCAGTTCTTCATCTTTTCATCAATGTTGAACTCGATGTTGATAGTCTGAAGGTTTCTATCACCAGTAGTCGCTGGATGCAACTGACGGTGATGAAGCATGATAGACTCAAGCATCGGAATTGAGATGTCCGGAATGTTAATAGACTTGATGTAGTTGTTGAGCACATGAACATCAATGTCATTACGTCCAGTCATGTTCGGCACATTGCTAAAACGAATAAGCCACTTGTTCTTATTAAAATTGTTTATCTCTGTTGTCATACCAGCCATAAATCACCTCACTTAGATAGCAAGACTCAATCTTACGCTGTTCTTTGCGAATGTTATCGGGTTTTGACCCTCAGCAGCGGAAACTTCAACATCTTGCTCGATGTCATAAACATAAACGCCTGAAAGCGTTGAAGCAGGAACACCTGGGATCATCTCGATATTCTGCTTTTCAGGTCTTGGGAAATCTTCAACATTGTCAGAGCCGCAAATACGATACGGTATAGGAATACCGCTTTGTGCAGCACCGTCAAACAAGTCAGATCTGAATTTTGTCCAATCAAAATCTTCTGCACCAAATTCTCTAAGATCGTCACACATGAATGCTGAAGATTTGACTGTATAGAGCGGCGTATGTTGAGAAGCACATTCGTCACCGTTATTCAAATACAAGTTATCCACATCGAGTTCACCGTTGAATGGATAGTCGGGACGGGCAGATGCTGCTGAAAGAACGGGCTCAGAATATGGGTTGTTTTCTGCAACAACGATTGGTCCTGTAATCAAGCGAGGCATCAAAGCCAAGTCAAATTTTACTGTATTCTTGAAGTCAAATCCAACAATGACAAGCAAAGCAGCCCATGAAAAATCATAGACTTCGCCATGAATGATGTTCTTCGGAATGAAGCGCATTGACATTTCACGCTTGTCATTTGATAGCCAGAACTGAACGCCGTTTCTTGCGAGCGACTCATCATCAGAGTTACAGTACTCTCTGTAGTTCTCTGACGAAATTTGAAGAATAGGAGTTGACAGTTCTTTGATGAGGTCCATCTGAGCTGTATGTTTTGCTGCCTTTTCCTCGTCAGTGTCTTCGTCTGTGGGTTGGTTGTTAAGGAAGTCAGTCAAACTTCCCATAGCCTTCAAACGGTCACCGATGTCAATTCGGAACTCTCTTGAAAGCAAGTCAATCTCATTACCGCTATCGGAGGTAATAAGAACCTTTGCTATAAACCCATCGTATTCAGTATTCACTGTCATCATAAACTTATGCCCTATACTTATATGTAATGTTCAAGCGGATAACTGGCAATTCATTGTCCATTGAATAATTTACAATGTTGTTGTTATCGTCAAGAACAGAGTCACAGAATGTCGGTTTCATCTGCTTGTAGATGTCAACGACAAGATTTGTGATATGTTGCCACTTATCTCCGTCAACTGATTCATCATTCATATCATTATAAGTGCTGTTGTAGTACTTACTGATAATCTGCGGAACCATGTACTGCCAGAATGCCTTTTCAGTCAATTCAGTTTCATATCCAGACTGAACTGCGCCAACTCTTGTAATGACTTCCTCACGAGTTGTCTTGTTCATTGACTCGATGAAGTAAGGAAGCACGATTGGACGTTCTGCAGTATTGACTACGTTTGCGTTCTCAATCCAGTCAACAAGATCTTGCTGAATAGAAGCAACCTGTGCTGATGTCAAGCCGTATGATCTTGCATTTGCAGTTGAGAAGTTTGAAGTTGAAGCGAAGTCATCAGATGAAGCAATCGTGATATAGAATGTAGCGTCATCGGAGATGGCTCTCAACTGGCTTGTTTGATAACCATACATTGACAAGATGATGTTCGTTGCAGTCTCAGTCACTTCATAAGGTGTGAACTGGAACTCGTTATAGAACTGTCCGTTGTTATAGAGCTTAACTGCAATGTTCTTGTCCTTGAATGCGTCAAGATCTACCGCAACGCCGTTAGCGTCAACCTTCGGAATGGTAATCGTGTTATAGTTGCTGTAATTAGAAGTTGTGATAGAAGTAGGAGAACCAGGAAGGTTGCGGTTAATTGAGTAAAGCTCAGTCAAAAGTCTTGGCTTGAAAATGAATGTAGCGTCAGTAGACTTAATAATCTCTGATACCTTAATGTCAAGGTTGACTGACTTTGTTTCTGGACGCTGCTGGAAGAACTTAGAGAAGTCAGACTTGAAGATCTTGGTATTGAATGATGTGTTATCTTCCAACCACTCATAGATCTTGTTTTCAACCTCTACCTTGAAGTTCTGGAGCTTTGCCAACGAATCCACTTCAACAGTACCGACTACGTCAAAGTACTGCACGAATGGCGGCATAGCGTAAATCTTAGTGTTCATAATCATCTTATCTTGAACATTCTCACGAATCTTCTTGATGTTCTTCTGCCATTGAGTTGACGGGTTCTTCTCATACTGTGTCTTGCTAAATGAATCGTAGCTGAGCAAGAGCTTGATGTAGTCCGTCAAGTGTTCAAGATATGTGGTGCCCGAACCAAATACAGTGAATGCTCCGAATGAATTGTCATCATCGTCAAGAACGTTTCTGTAGCTGTTCAACTTACCATTGATGTTATATGTACTTGAAGCAATACAGTAAAGAATGATATTCTGCAAGTACTTAAATGTTGTGTGACCACCTTCAAACAATTCTTCAACATCTTCCTGTCCCCATGCAGCAGCGTTCTTTACTTTTACTGGTGCAGTCAAGGAGTTGAAGTAAGCAAGGAAGTCAGGCTTAGTTACCAATCTACCAGCAGATGCATAGTAGCGAGGTGCCTGATTCTTGATGGAATCACTTGTTTCAAAATCAGTACCGTTTGTGATGTCGCTGTTAAAAGTAATCTGGATGTTCGGAGTAATGTCAACAACAGATCCTGCCTGAGTAGCGAAGAAGTCGCTGCTTGTTGAAAGGATAGAGCCTGTAGTGCCAACGGCATTTGCCTTTGAGCCTTTGGTCTTGAGGTACTGAACATAAAGATTTTCATCAGAAGAAATCAAACCGTTACGAACGATAGCGCCATCGCCGAACTGAATACGAGTAGTCTTGTCGCTGTTTGTTGTGATAGCACAGACCTGAAGGACGTCGTCTGAATCATCACCAACTTCGTATGCAAGAACAGCTGGGTTCAAGTAAATTGAGTAGTCTTCAATATCAAACAAGTTCGTCTTTGCGGTTTCGCTTTCGTTGAATGCCTCTTCCTTTGTTCTACCAATACCGACTTTGGTAAAGCCAGAGAGCTTCTTGTATTTTCCGTAGTTGTAGGCAGTAGGATCTCGTCTGCCATACCAGTTAGAAAATTCAAGATCGTCAATGTCATAGAACTGATAATTCTTACCGAGCTTGCGAAGATTTGCTATGCCTTTGATTTCAGCAGTAGTTACTTCGCCCTGAATGACCTTGATAGGCTCAACGTTGCCTGCCTTGTAGTACTTAATGCCTGCAAGAGTCATGTACTTCATGTCGTCGGATTTCTTACTGAAGACTAGTTTCTTCTGCCATGTTGAAGAATCACGGCCTTGCATAATATCGTCAGCAGTGAATGTATATGAATAGTCAGTAGCGAACATATACTTGTTGCTGTTGAATGAGAGCGGTGTGTCTTCTTGAGAGAAGTAGACAGTAGCTCCAGCATTCAAGGCTTTAGGAAGCGGTCCTTTGATGGTAATAGCGATTTCTGCTTCAGCCGGAGAAGGTTTCTTCGGACAGTAGCCCAAAGTCTTTGCATGCTTAATGATGCTAGAGTCAAGTCTAGCGGTATCAATGAAACCCTCTTCTGCAGTTCGCTGCATATAAAAGTTAGTCATGTCCATCGTTGCTGTGAGCATTTCCATAAACATCTGATAGATGGACGCTGCTGGCAACTTCTTAAATCTTTCATCTGACTTCAATCGGTTAGTGAAGTCATCAATCATTTCTTGATATGTGAAACGAGTGTAATGTGTATTAAAAGCCATAAAGAGATCCTTCTTTTCTTTTTATATTTATACACAAAAACTGGCTGTAAGAACAGCCAGTTCGGTTTCATCTATGTTCCTTGGTTTACATGTCCTTATACTTGGCAAAGTTCGGCATGAAGAAGTCAGGTGTGAATCCAATGCCTTGCTCAATTTCCATACCGCACTCGCAAGGAATCTTGACGGTAGGAACGATACCAAAGTTGTTGTCAAGCAGGTAGTTGCTGAATACAGAGAAGTCGTATGCGTTCATATTGAACAAGAAGTTATACGCTTCAATGACAGATGCTCGCTCGCCATTGATAGACTCGATGTAGATGCACAAGTCGAGAATCTCAGGGTCAAAGGCTTGCTTCAAGTCTGCCTGATTCTTAAGGCTGTTAGCACGGTCTTCGTAACGAATAGTCGGCAAACGGAGTTCAACCTTAGCACCAGACTTCGGGAGTTCCAAGAACTTTTCGTATGTGTCTTTATAGTATCTGACGTTGAGGTTTTTCATTGTTACTTTATGAACGCCTTGACGTCCGCAATCCTTGCATTTATACTTAATAAAGATCGGAAAATCGTCATAAGTGACAGATCTAATATAGAACAATAGCCAGAGCTTATCGCCTTGTAGAATGTCCTTGAGGGGCACGCCATGAACGCATGAAGCAAGCACACCGTTGATACGAGCGGTAGCATTTTCCTCAGTCATTGTGTTAAGGTTCTTAAGATCCTGTGTAGTCAACGGAGTAACATACATCGCTGTATTATATCCGACGCCCTTAGATGGCATCATTTCCGTGTTGACCATCACGGCATTGGCAGGAATAGGATTTTCTTTTTGTTCAGCCATGACTTGTTTAGCAATGTCTGCCAAATCGCCTGACTGAGGTACATTCTTTGAACTTTTCATATCATCACCTCAAATGGAATTTTCTATATTTATACAGAAAAACGGAGTACCGAAGTACTCCGTTTTAATTCTTTATTGGTTAAGGATTAGTCTTTAACCGGAGACTGTGTCTTCGGATCGATGTCCTTCTTGTCTTCCTTACCAACGCCGTAAACGACGTCAGCGACTGAGTACAAGTCACCCTTATCGCCAGAAGCGTAAGTCGGGATCGGAGACTGTGGGTCAACAAGAATTGTTCTCTTGTTAAATCCATGTGGGTCCTTCCAAGGATCTGCAGACCAAGCGCCCTGTGTCAATTCGTCGGACAATACGCGATAGATACCGTCACGGTATGTGTCATCAACGTATGGTTCGCCGTCAGGACCGATGCCGCTAAAAGCGGAACCAGTCTTGTAGAAAGCTGAAACAGGTGCCTGAACGTAATCGTTACCAACCAAATAAAGGTCCGGATTCTGAACTGTAGGTTTCATATTCTATACTTCTCCTTTGTGTTAATTGTTTCTGTTTCCCAGTTAACTATTAGTATACGTCACCTGCAATCTTCTTGTCAAGGCCTTCGAACTTCAATGTGCGATAGTAGTTATCTGCACCGAGAAGGTTGTTGGCAAAGGCGTATCTTGTCATGATGCCGATGCGTGGTGAGAAGGTATTCGGGTCAATAGCCTGGTTTACAACGCCTGTTACGTATGGGCAGAAGATTACACCAGCGTCATCGTTAGATGCACCCTTGTAAGCGATAAGAACTTCGCAGTTATCAACACCGTGGTTGACAGCGTAAGCATCGCGGTAGACCTTCAAAGAACCACCATTCAAAGTACCAACTTCGCATGTAGCAGTAGAACCAGTTACATCAGTTGTGATCTTGTTGAAGAACTGTGTAGAGCTCTGAAGAGCAGTAGCAACAGCCGGAGATACAACAGCGATGTTACCCGGAGCCTTACGAGTTGCGATAGCAATGTCGTTAGAAGCAGCTACGATGTGGGTGATGATGTTAGAGATTCTTTCCTGAGACCAACGGCCAGACCATTCGTTGTTTCTCTCTTCCTCAACGTTTTCCTTCGGCTTGAGAACCTTGACCTTAGTCAAAGCCTTACAACGAGCGATAGTCTCACGGTCGATTTCTGCAGTAAGCTCGTACTGGAGAGTGTTAACCATGTCGTTAACCATGTCCACACCCTGCATCTTCTTGATATCGTCAATAGATTCAAGAGAGAAGCTAGATGCAATCTTACGAGTCTTAGCAACGATCGGCTGACGGCTGAACATGATAGCAAGTTCAGGAATCTTGCCGAGACCGTCGTGGTTATTTACTGACCACTTTTCTGCTTCCTGAGTTTCAACGCCGAGACCAGAGTCAGCCGGACCATGTGTACCGTTCTGAGAACCAGTGAAGCCTGAATACTCCGGAACGTCCTTCCATGCTGCTTCAACAACGCGGCCCTTATCAAGCTCGTCCTTATAAACAGTTCTCATAGCGTATGCGAGACCAACAGGACCCTGCATTGCCTGAACACCAACAAGAACGTTAGCGAACAACTGCGGATAAACACGACGAACAAGTGCGAGAGATACAGGGGCAAATACTGCCTTAGCATCACCGCCATGTGGGATACCCTGGTCAGCGCCAGTAGGAGCACCAACGCCAATACCGAAATCTTCAAGCAAAGCGCCAGAGTAGATGTCCTGGGTAACCTGGTTTTCCATCAACTGAGCAACGTTTTCCTTGATATACTTGTTACCAATGTCGGCAACTGACAAACCTTCTTCAACGTTTGACCAGTAGTCAACAATTTCCTTTCTGATTCCTTTCATTATTTCCTCCGATGAGTTTTGTGAAAATGTAATGATTTAGATGAAATCCTTTATCATTTTATTTTATTTATTTGTGTCTTTTTGATTTTTCTCTTAAAAACTTAACTATTCGCCCTTAGAGAAGCGAGCAGCAGTCAAGAGGAAGTTTTCTTGAGCATTCAAATTCTTCTTCGGATGATACTTCTCAGTAATTGTTTCCTGAGTTGTGTCTTCAACCTTCAAAGTTTGAGTGTTCAACTTTTGCTCGGTCAAACGCTGAGCAGTTGGGCGCTTCATAACCGGAGCGCTTTCATTGAGCATAGATACATATTCGTCAATAGAATTCTTTACATCGGAATACTTTCTACTTTCAAACATGTTCTTTACACGGGCACGCTTATTAGCGTCCAAGCCTGCAGACTTCTCTGCAATCAAAGCACGCTTTTCAGCTTCCTCGAGTTTCTTGCTCAAAGCATAGCTGGATTCTACTTGAAGTTTCAAATCCTTTCTCAATTCAGCTGCTTCAGAAACTGCCTGTTGAATTTTTGCAGTTCCAGAGCAATCAAGAGCCACATACTGATCTTGGAATGCACTTTTAATTGCCTCAATGATCGGTGCGTATGTTTCGTTAACTGCTTGCTTCTGAATTAAATCTGGACTAATCTTTTCAGTAATAGTCTGTTCAAGCCATCTGTCAAGATTTGTCAAGAGTGCCTCTTCGAGATCATCGAGATCCTTTCCGAGACGTTCGACGTAACTTGCTTCAAAGTTTTCTACGATATACTGCTGAGCTGCTTCCTCCAACTTCTTACGTTGTGAATCCAACTTCTTCTGGGCACGTTCTGTAATATCCTTACAACGCTTTTCGCAATATGTGTTAGCAAGTTCTTCGAGTTCTGCTGTTTTCTGAGCTACAGCCTCATTGATTTTCTTCTGACAGAATTCGTCAGCTTTCTTGGCAAGATTCTTGGTTTCTTCATCGAGTTTTGCTTGAACCTTATCATCAACATGCTTCTCGAAGATTTCTTTTACTTCGTTCAAGTCCTCTGGTGTAAGGCAAGCGGAGAGTTTTTCGTAAATCTTATCCATTTAATCCTCCAATTTGTTTTAACAACGAGTGGTACCACCATCTCTTATTTTATTTATCTCAGGTCAAACCCATTTTTTTCTATTTTCTGGCATAAAGAATCCGGAGGCTTGTCACCTCCGGTATAGATTCTTATTACGAGAAGTTCTTCAATAGACCTATTTCCTTGTCGAGTTTCTCGATTATGTCAGCAAAAAGATTCTCTAACGATACTTTCAATGAATACTGCTTCTTCTTGGCTGTGAGCTCGTCTCGGTAAGCCTCGAGTCTCAAGATAGCAGTGTCAATTGAGAACGGTTCGTTGTTGATTTGGTACTGCTTGGACTGTTCAAGGCCGAAAGAATTTTGACCGCCCATAGACATTGCCGTTTCAACAAGCGCATCAGCAAAGTCACGAATAGCGTCGTAAACCGCTTCAAAGTGAGTATGCTGGAATCCACTGCTGCAGCTCCAATGCCAGATATGAACCTTGTTCGCAAACATCAAACTGTCCATCGCAAACTGATAGAGCGGCTTGAGGTCATTGGTCGGTTCATCTTGAGCGATAAAACTCAAGAAATCATCTGGAACTTCATCAGTGACTGTGTTCTCAATTTCGTTCATTAGTCATCAACCTCTTTAACTTGAACTGCCTGTGGAGTATAGCGGCTATGGTCGCCTGTGTAAACTGGCTTCTTCAATTCGTGAGTATGTCCAGCTACCTCAAGAACCTTTCCGTCCACAATCATATGTTCATGAACACCGGCATTGAGTCTTACCTTACCATCAGGTTCGTCAATCGGACCACCGGTCTTTCCCCAACCTGTGTTAGGATCCCAAAGAATGTATTCATGACGGTGAGGTCCTGTATATTCATCACCCTTGAAAGAATCAGTCTCGCCAATGGAAACGACACTTTCGTCAAGGTGCTGAACAGCCTCAACCTCACTCTTCAAGTATGTTTCTAAATTCTTTTTCATGTATTACCTATTAGACGTTTGAGATAACTTCAAATGTTGAATACTTGAATGTTACTTGACGCTGAATCTTAGAGTCGCCTTCCATGTTAAGTTCGGTCTGAGGAATTTCCTTCGGCCAAGCGAAACGGAACTTGAACGATACCGGCAACTTATGAGTCAATGTTGAGTCATAGCAGTCGATGATAATCGTTGCGGAATAGTCCTTAAGATAATTTGAATAAGCGCCACCAGTAACACCAGTTGCGTCAATATCGTCGTCAATAGCGTGGTTGAACATCAAGTTAGACCAGCGGTGAAGAATCTTGGTGATCTTAAGATCTTGGAATTCATCAAATGTGATGGACAAGTCACCATCAACAGTTGCCTTACCAGGATAGACGAGCTTTGAGCCCATGAACTCGGTTACCAATTCACCGAATGACTTACCCGGGATAGTACCAGTCTTAGCACGAAGCAACATTTCCTCAGCATCAAGCAAATCTTCAAGGTCCTTGTTGTCAAACTTGAAGTTGACCAAGAAAAGCCATGACTTAGCCAAATCCTGGTTATTCTTAATCTTAGTAGTAAATACAGACATTGCATTTTCGGCCATAATTTAAATCTCCTTTTGTATATTTATACCAAAGATTTTAATAGTCCATATCTCCTTCGTCCACCTCTTCCGAATCTCCGCCTTCCTTCTTAGCGGCGTCAACCTTCTCCTTCAAGGCAGCAATCTCTCGGTCAAGCATAGCCTCATTCTTAAGATACTGCTCTGTGTTATAGCCAAGCATTTCCTCAAATACGAATTGCTTAGAGAAGATCGGTGGTGCTTCTTCGCCATCGTCCTTAATGTTGCCACGAGTAGGAAGCATAGTAGAGACAGTACCAAGAATACCGCTTCTCTTTTCAGCCTCACCCATAGCACGGAACTTGCGTGTATCGGTTGCTGGGACAAGACGAATATCATACTTGGCAGAGTCGAGATACTTTTCGTCATAACCAGAAACTTGGAGTTGAACCATAAAGATCTGGTAAATGACTTCACAGAATCTATCTGCAAATTCAGCACAGCGTTCTTGGAACTGTTTTTCGTCAATAGACAAACCGTCCAAGCCTTGAACATATTGCGAACCACCTGGGTCAGTCTTCCAGCGTGTAGGCGGTACTTCAAGAGCGTCAGCGACTTCTTCCTTGAAACCGCTCAATGCTTCTTGAATACCCTGGAACTCGGTAGAGCCCTTGAGTGTTTCAACAGATGAACCTTGACCGTTACGGTCCTGCATGAACCAAATGTCCTGAGACAATGCCTGTGTATTAGCAGAGCCATTGACAAGACCAGTATGTGGATCAAGATTCAAGTCTCGACGATACTGTGCGATAACTTGCTGCAAGTATTCTGGCTGCTTTGATGTTGCCATGCCGCCGCCATAAATTTTCCAGATTCTCTTTTCAGGAGCACGAACAATGAAGTAAACTGTCTGTGCATCTTGAATAGCACGAAGCTGGTTAATAGGCTTGATGGCTGCTTCAAGGTGACCTCTTACGTCATTAAGGTTATTGCCGTTATAGAGGCCATAGCAAGAATATGCAATCTGTGTGGTTGTGAATTTCTTAATTTCTTTGTTCGGTGTGTTTGGGTCTACAAGAGTAGGATCCTGAACGAAACCTGTTCTGACGCCATCTTCATAAACGCAAAGCGTGCAGTAAGGTGGCAAAATCTTAATGCCAGCAACAGAGTTCTTCTGGTCGTTAAGACAGATTTCAAGGAAGAGTTCTCCGTCAATCAACCACTTACGGAAGAGTTCCTTTACTTGCTTTTTCTTAATGACGCAGTTGATGACCCAGTTAAATTCTTCAAGCAACGAGTTGTATTCAGTCTTTGTGAACTCGCTCTTGTAAGCAGGGTCAATGTCAAATGTAGCCACTTCACCAGTAACGGTCTTTGAGCAGCATTCTGATACGATAATGTTCAAGCACTTCTTAACGAAGGCATACAAAGCCATGTTACGATAGAAGTTGATGCGCTGTCTCTTTGAGGCAAAAACGGTCTCGAAGATAATGTTGTTCTGCTCGAACGGATATGCCGGAGCTGCCTGACCAGAGATACTTCTAATATAGCGGCTTATGTCAAGCGTGTCCTCACCAACGCCGTATGAGTTCAAACGCGCAGTCAATTCACGAGTCTGAACCTTGTCAGGAAGTACCTGCAAGAACTTCGGTGAGAACGGGTTCATTAAATTAAAATCCATCTATTATACCTCTAGTTTATTTATCTTACTCTGTTTGTCCTTCTTGACAGTCAAAGAGTTAATCATCGGCAGCATAGCGTTAAAGAGCTTTGCTGGAACCGCGTTTCTAAATCTTTCCTTAAGGTCTTCATCAGCATTTACGAATGCGTCTGCTGCATAGTTGATAAATTCCAAACTATACATCAGATTTTCTGTGATGTCTTCTATATGTTCGTCACTCAACCCGTTTAGTTCGCCTTCGTTCGGGTTTGAACCGTCAGGGTTGATAGTAATTATTTGACGTTTCGTATAGATGTCAATGACCTGTTCTAGCCAGCTTGAATCGTCAATGGTTTCAGCATAGAAGTCCCAGCAGTAATCGTTATCTGCATCGCTAAAAAGATATGCATGTGGTGCTTCAAGAATCAATGACTCTTTGACTGGATGCAAAGTATCCATCTTTGGAGCGCCAGTCGGTGCACCAGAAACACGCCCGTTAGGACCACGGGCGGTTACGATGTCAGGTAACTTCTTGTTATACTGCATGCCGATATTACGACGTGTAATGAATGACTTCTTACGTTTAAGTTCAATGCGACCCATCTTAGCAAGTCTTTTCAACTTACCACGACGTTGGCCCAATTTTCTTTTGCGTCTTTCAGTCGCTGTAATTCTGACTTCACGAGGCTTTCCGTTTTCATCATACTCGACACGGTACTTGCCTTTTCGAGTAGTGACCCACTTCTTTACTCGTTTGCCATTACGAACTACATACTTTACACGAAGGGCTTCTTGCAATGCGTATTCATCTAGATTCATATATTATTTATCTTAGATGAACGATTTGCCTACTGACTGATTATCAATCATATCAAGCCAAGCGTTAATGTGCTTATCGGATTCAAGCCAGCAACCACTTGAGTTGATGTACTTATACTGCCAGTCAAGCAATTCGTTATACTTGTCTTTCTTAGTCAAAGGCCAGAACTTAGCATCAATTTCTTCAATAGTCGAGCCAAGCGGTACCTGTTCGTCCTTGTGTACTTCATTATAAGGAGAATCTTCAAAAGTAGTACCAAGGAAGACCATACCAGCAGCACATGCTTCAGTGAAGCGAAGGCTTGACTTGCACTTATTGAATGTATTCTCTACTAAAGGAGCGATAGAGAAGTCTGCCTTTGTTTCCATAACCTGTCGTGGGAACGAGTTACAGTCTACCCAAGGAATGATTGTGATGCGGTCACGAATAGATTCCCAGAACCAAGGGAGAGTTCCCATCACGATGAAGTTAATCTTTTCTTCACGGACGTTCTTGATAACCCAATCGCACCAAGCACCTTCAAGATCGCCTTTGTCTGGCTCAACGCCATTAGGACAGGCTGGGCACTTCGGTATCGGGTTAGCATAGTGTGTAGGCGAACCCGAATAGACGACAGTCGGTTTCTTGATGTCTTCTGTAATGTGCTGCTTACGAGGATAGCTCCACAAGAAGCGAGGAACTACGTTCTTAATCACTGTCACATTATGGACATCGAAAATTTCTTCAATCTTTCGCTTAAGATAAGGCGTTGAAACTACAATCTCATCAAACAACGGGAAGAGTTTACGACAGTTATCTGTCAAGTCTTGACTCTTGAATGTTTCATAAGCTGAGTTGTATTTTGGCACTGTCTGACCATCAATCATAAAGACTTGGTCATCAAGTTCACAAATTAACTTGTAGCCAAATTTAGGCTGCAGCGCCTTATAGCGTTCAATAAGCTCTTTCTTTTCATTGAAAATTGGGCGCTGGAAAATGATAGCCTTTGTGTGCATCAAGTACATCGCATCAAACATCGCGAATGGCAACACAATAGGAATGAACCCGAGAGAGTCAATGCCCGCACAGTAGAGGGCATTCCATCTCAATCTATAATGGCTGCAGCCAGAAGCATCAGCGGCTTGGATGAGAACAAGATTTTTCCCATCCCACTTAGCCGTATCGGCGTTTAACATAATAACCTCACATCAATTTTATAACTTATTTATTTGTCTATTGCAGACAATGTATTTCTGATATTCTGAGTGTCGTTCTTCATCTTAGCAAGTTCTTCCTTACGAGCATCGCGGAGCTTGATAAGAGGCTGCTTGATTTTAAGGAACAAGTAGCGGCAAGTTCTTTCATCAACATTTTCACCGATCTTCTTGACAAGATACATTGCATTCTTAGGATTCTGGAATGTTACATCCTCAGGATTAAGAATCTTACCATTGAAGATAAGTGTGACTGCTTTCTTTACTGCGTCAATTTCTGCGAGTTCAAGGTCAGGGAGTGACTGAACTACAGCGTCAATAGACTTGAAGATTCCTTCAGCATCATAGACGCAAGCACCAGCAGGAACAGGCTCACCTAAATCACCGCCAGAAGTTTGTCCTTTAGTGAAGTCAGGATCGTCTTCGTGACCCTCAATATCATACGGATCGTCTGGGTTGTCTTCTCCAGTAGCAGCATCGGTATCAGAATTATCTCCACCATCGGTATCGCCACCAGCGTCATCACCGAACGGGTCAGCGTCATCACCGCCCATATCGCCACCGAAATCATCGCCAAAATCATCGCCACCGCCGAAATCATCGTCCCCGCCAGTGTCTCCAAAATCTGCATCATCTCCTCCTGCATCAGTTTCGCCAAAGTCAGCATCATCATCAGCTTCTGTGAGTTTAAAAGGCTTATACTTAAACTCGGTAAGTTTAACAGGCTTTACTGCCTCACAGAGAAAGTCAGATATGTTCTTCATTTCATTCTCCTTTTTGAAATACTCATCCACTGCCTTGATGATATCTTGCTTCTTCATGTGCTTTGTCTTTGAGCCAGTAATGTAGTCAAAGAAAATTCTAGCATTCTTTGAATTTTGCTTTGCAAGAATAGCGGTCAAATTTCGTTTGTCGCTATCAAGTATCATCTTAACAATAAGTTCCATAAGCTCCTCACATGTGTCAACCATTGACTCACGGAGGGCGCCATCCGTTATTTTTATATATCTATTGCAGAAGCGTGTAAAGAATTTATCACGGTTCTGGATTCTGTAAAAGACTGAAAACAGCATTATTCTAAGTTAAACTCCGCATGAATACTGTCCTCCAACGCCTTAGCCTCTTCATCTGCCTTTTGAGACATTTCAAGAAGCTGGGACGATGTAACGACAAAGTTGTTGTTCTGGATGTTGTAAGTGTCGCCTCCACCAAGAAGAGCAGCATTCTGGTCTGCCTTCATCTGCAGCAAACGCTCCTTCTGGTCCATTGACTCCTTTTGCATCTTTTCTTTACTTTCTTGGACTTGATAGTCAGTTATGATCTTGTTGAGCAACTCAAGTTCTTTAAGGTGAGATGCTTGTGTAGTTGACAACGAGGAGTATACTTCAAAATATCTTGGAGCTGCACCGACTTTACACATTTGTCGCAAAGTCTCAAGGACATCACCGTCAGCAGCAATCTTCTCTTGCCAATAGGTCTCAAGAAGTTTAAGATGCTTTAAGGTATACTTCTGTCCCTTATAGTCAATGACTGCATCGTCATCATTTCTTTCATCCCTCAATTCTTGAACTGCTTGAGGGGTAATTTCACTAAGAACTTTTTCATCGGACGTAGGCTCGATGTTAAATTCATCACATAAAGATTTGAACTGATTTTCCATACGGTATTTATTAGAGCAAAAAACGGTAGCATTTCTGCTACCGCTCTAGGTTTTAAGAATTTAAGCGATTATTCGCCGTATTGGTCTTTATATGCTTGTGCTCTGAATTCTTTTCTGGCACCTTCTATACGGTTTCTAATCTTTGATTTTACGATGCCCATAACGATTGGTTCAAGCTTATCCATACGGTAGTTGTATACCTTACCAATAAGAGTTGGGCCATTTTCGTTAAGTTGCTTGCCGGGTTCTGTGAATGACTTAATAAGAGCTTCTGCTGTGGTGCTTGTCTCTTCGCTTGTTTCCTCACCCTCGCCGCCTTCATCGCCTTCAAAGTCGGTGTTATCTTCAGTAGACTCGCCTTCGCCACCTTCTCCCTCACCACCTTCAGTGGAAGTTTCCTCGCCACCTTCGGTAGATGTTTCTTCTCCGCCTTCGTCGCCAGAGATATCTGAGGTCTCGCCTTCAGCAGGAGGTTCCTCAAGAGAGGTGTCGTCAAAACCAGCATCAGCTGCAGGCTCTTCTGCACCAGCTGCCTGTTGGTCTTTCAAATCCTTTACTGCAGCAGTCAATTCCTGAATGTTTGCAGTCAATGTCTGCAAAGCATCAAGTGTTTCCTGTGCTGTTTCCTCACGGCCAGACTCAACGCCAGTTTCGTCTTCAGTTGCCGCCGGTGTGTCGTCAGCCGGTGTGTCTTCAGGTGGAACATCGCCTTCCGGTTCATCTGAGATATCGTTCTCAGGATCGTCGTCAGGGATATTTGTAGGATCGTCCTCAGGAGGTACTTCCGGTGCTGTAGTTTCAGCAGTCTGGATTTCCTCTTCCTCTCCGTCAAGGAATCCTTCTGAAAGACTTACTTTCTTACGATTTTTTGCTTGTGTTCTTGCCATGTTTTATCTCCTAAAACCTTTTCTATATTTTATTTATAAAGACTTGAGAAAATCTTTAAATTCGTTTGAGTCTTTTAACTCTTTGAACAAATGATGTACTTCGTAGGCGCTTGAGAATGACTTCTCATCATCTGCAGCAAGGGCCTCAAATGTTTCAAAATACTGCTTGACGTATTCCCTTACGTCGCTTCCCTTGCGGTTTTCCATGACGCCAAACAGACCAATCGGTGAGTAATCAGCTTTAATGCGCTTTGTGTCAATCTTCGGCAGCATCTTCTCAACTTTGTCAATCACCGCAAAAAGTTTCTCGTCTTCTTTTGCTGTTTCTTTGCAGGAAGTAGCGATTTTAGCGATGACCAAAGTGTAGATAAGCGGGTTATCTTCCTTAGGTCCAAATTCTTTGCTTTCTTTGATAAATTCACTTAGCATTTTATTTGTCCTTCTTATTGTTGATGTCTGCGGCAGTTGCGAGACGTTCAAGCGCAAGAGCCATAGTCTGTAAAGTATTCTTAATTTCCTTAACGTCTGATTTAACGTCAGACTGTTCAGTCTTAAGGAATTGGATATCTTTCTGCATAAGCTCCTTCTCCGTCTTTAATGTTGTAACCTGTTCTTTAAGGTACTCGACGGTTTCGTCAAATGCATCTTGACGATCCTTCATAGTCTTCATAGTCTGTTCTATGAGTTCTGTTGCAGCGTCACGAGTTTTCTTTGTCTTGTTTCGCTGTGCCCAGATGACTACATAGCATATAACAAAACAGATAATAGCTGTTATGTTACCGCTCTGCAAAATCAAGGTTGCTATTTGTTCCATTACTACTCTCCGTCATACCAAATAATGTTATCACCTGTGCAAGCAGAAATATCACGGCCTTCACGAGGCTTGAACTCGAAGAACGACTTAGCGTTTATCTTGTCTATTTCTGCGGAAAGAACATCTGTTCTTTTACGAGCGTCTACACCAGAAGCGACCTTTGTCTTCCATTCTTCAGGGAGGTCAATAACTTCTAGCTTATAAATCTCAGGGGTTGCCCCGCTTCTGTTATGCGTCTTTGTAGCGGAGATAGTCTTGCCATCGCCTGTGTACCATCTGATGTTGCTGAACTCACCAGACATACCGCGATAACGGCGCCATAATTCGTCAATAGCAGACCAATGCTGGTCTAAGAGTCCATCTTGAGTAACATTCTTGACGTCCATTGCAGAAAGTCGTCTGTCGTTAGCCAAGATCCACCAAGCAACGCCATCAGTAATGTAAACATCTTCAAGGCGTGTTGGGTAAGGACCAAATGCGGAATAACCACTCCAAGCACTGAACTCAGGGCTCTGATACAATTCATATAGAGCAGGTGTGTTTGGAATTGGCTTTAAGTGCTTTTGAATATCCTCAAGTGCTTGCTTTGAAATAGCGAGCTTAGGATAGTCTTTAACTTTCAATAGATCATCGTCAAGTATGAACGAGCCTTCAGGATTTGTCTCACGGTCATAGATATCATACTTGATAGCGTCTGCCTTCTTATCAAGGTCAGCGCTTAAAGCTGCTTGTCCAGCAGAAAGTTCTGCAATTTGTTCATCGTGGAGTTCGAGATGTGCAGGAACGCCTGACAACTCACGGATCTTATTCCATTCATCTTCATTGCCAGAAACTTCGCCATAAGTCCAATTCCACTTATCAGCGCTGGCTGCAAATTCATCATATTTTTGAACGTCTTCAGCAATCTTCTGGAGGTCAACACCAGAAAATGCAGAAAGTTCTTCGTAAGCGTAGTTCCAACGAGCTACGTCACCAGATGTGACGCATTCGCAATTATCATCACCACCCGGGCAACATTCTTCCCAAGGCGGTATCACTGGAGCATGTTCAATGTCACTCGGTATGCGATGATGCGGGTGACAGTACTCCATAGGCTTGCCGTAAAATTCTGGTGATGCTCTCCACATAGACTTCAATTCCTATTTTTTATATTTATTTGCAGTCTTCTATGGGTGTGCTTTCCAATTCCTTAATTACTTCTTTGATTTCTGCTCTAGCCCTTTTCTCCCAAATGTCGCTGATTTTCTTATAGACATATTCAAAGTTTTCATCTTCTACCATATCAGAGCACCATTCTACAACGTCTGGACTTTCTGGCGCCAACTTCCAGTAGTAAATGTTCATGATGATTTCTTTGTGCAGATTTATAGCACATATCTGCTGCATAGAAATTGTCGGCGGCAGGCAATTCTTATTCTTAGCATAAATCGGTAGTAAGTCAACAAATTCTTTAATCGTTTCAATAATTTCTGTTTTCTTCATAATTCTACCCTTGGTAAAATATAACAAAGATTTAAAGAAAATAAAAGCACGGATTTTATTTCCGTGCCTTTAGAATGATTGTGTTTCTATTAGTCTAATCGTTCATGCAGTCTCTTCAAGAATTCAGCCTCAATAGGTCCATATTCTGCTGCTTCTTTAAGGACTTTATTCAACTTAGCAAGTTTAAGCAACGGATCATCGCTATCTGCGTATTTCAATTCTGCAAGCTCTTTCTTGTTTGCTTTCTGTGCTAACTGAGAGATTTTGCCACGCCATTCCTTATAGGCAGCGACGAACCTAGACTCATCATCAATCTTCAAAAGATCCTTTGCAGCAGCAAGAAGTTTTGCAGCAGCGGTGTCGCCGCCTTCCTGCTTAGGCTCTTCTTTTGGTTCATCAGTCTTTTCAGGCTCTGCCTGTTCTGGCTTCTTTTCTTCTGGCTGATTCTGAGCTGCTTCCTCTTCTTCAATAAGCATAAGCAATTCAGCAGAAGTGATGTCAAAGTCAATTTCAGCAGATTCAAGAATAGCGTCCTTAATGCCTAAGCCTTGAAGTGTCTTCCACAAATATGCTAGACGGTTAGCACCACCCATCTGCTTTGCGAATTGTGATGCTGCCTTAGCAAGCTCCGGATTCTTTTGCTTAAGTTCGTCATTGAGTGCAGAAATGTTATTCTTGAAAGCACCCCAGTTAGCTGGGTTTTCAATCATAGCATTAAAGCCTTTTACAGACTTAACAGAATCTTGCTTGA